ATGAATAAATACATACTGGCCCGTCAGGTTTCCCAAGAGCTCAAAAAGCCTATGAAGGAGGTTCTACCAATCGTCAACGCCCTCTTCGACCAAATAGTCCGTTCTATTCTCGACGGTCAGAAGGTTACCATATCATCGCTGGGCTCTTTCCGCCTGCGTGACTGCCGTGAGCGTAACGGGTACGATCCTTACCGGCGTGAGCATATTCTCGTTCCTGCGGGCCGATCGATACGTTTTACGGTTTCTCCCGCTTTGCAGGAACGAATCAATATGCACTACCGACAAAATAGGCTCTAAAATGATGCTGTTTTATAAACATTTCCCGGCAATGCCTCTATTCTTCCATGTACATCGAAACAACGACATGTCATGGAAGAAAAAAGTTTAACGCTCAAACAGGAGTCCGAGATCCGCGAGAGGGCTGCGGGACTCAAATCAGAAAAAAAGCTCCGTAAAGTCTATCCGATGGTGGTCTTCGGGGATACGCAGTGCGGTGAAAAGGAGATCTACGTGGCCTATATGGCCGAGCCGACTTTCCCGCAATTTTCAAAATTTATGGCTGCTTCCAAGAAAGACGAAGTGACGGCTATGCGCACACTGGCCAAGGACTGCTTTCTGGATGGCGACCGCGATCTGGTAGATAACGACTCCCTGTTTCTTTTCGGCCTTATGGGCCAACTCGCGGAGATCATCCAGACCCGGCAGACTGCACTGGTAAACTGATCGACGGGGCTGTAGTGCAGGACGGACAGCGGATTCGTCAGCGGCTGTTGTATATCCGCCATTACTTCCCCGGCGTAGATCTCGAAAACATTACAGACGAGGAGTTCGCCTCCCTTTCGGAGGAAGCCCTTTGGTTGCACGATCAGTTTATGCTCCATAATTCCGCACGGGCCTTCTTTACTCCTCCTTCAGATTGACTTGCAGATGCGGCCTGCACCTTCCGGGTGCAGGCTTTTTTATATCCTCATGAAAGCGTAATCACTGGGCGGGCTGCGGCTCTATTCTTATCAGGAACAGAACTGTCATGTCCGATCAGACTTACAACGTCAGATACAATATCGAGGTAGAGTCCACCGTCGCTACCCAGAACCTCCGTAATTTCACCACGGCGGTCGAATCCCTTTCGCGCTTCAAAGACCTTTCGGGGGCTGTGGAGACCGTAAACAAGGCGCTGCGGACGATGGATCGGGCTTTCAAAGCCGATGGCTCCGGCAAGGGACGTCGCTACGAGTTCAAATTCAGCATTGACACGAAAAGCGGCGAGGCAAAGCTCAACCGTGTCCTTAAAACCCTCGAGACGATCGAGACGAAAGCCAAGGGGCTCCGCCTCGTAGTCAACCCCGGTAAGGCATTCGACAGTCGTGCCGTACAGAAAAACGCCAAGCTGATCGTCGAGCAGTCGGAAGGCATCTTTCGAAGCCTTGCGAAAACGACCGGCACAACGCAGACGAGTCTTACGCGCTCGCTGGGTAAGATCAACGCATCACTCACGCATCTGACGCAGGCCCGAGAGCTCAACATCCAAACCGATGCTTCGAAAGCCCGTCTAAAAGAGATACTCTCTCTTTTGGGACAGGTCCGCACGGCAGCCGCCACGGTTATGCCGCTCAGGGTTTCCCCGGCCGGACGTCCGAAGCAGTCCGCACAAACGTCATTCGTGCTGCCGCCCCGTGTACAGCAGCACCTCGCAGCCGTACTTCCGAAAACGACCGCGATCTTACCTGCGGAGAAGGAGGCTGCGGCAGCACAGAAGAAGCTCATGGCCGAGGAGGAGCGGGCCCGTAAGGCAGCAGCCAAAGCCCTGCGGCAACGTAATATCGAGGCTGTACGCGGTGTCATGCGCACCGACACGTTCTATCGCAACATCCAGAACAGCCGCCAACGCGCTGCGATCAACCGCCTGCAATATTCGCGTCCTCCGTCACTGCGGGGCGCACTGCCGTTCGCCTATATGCTCAACGGCTACATGCTTTACGACACGATGCGTTCACAGCTTACCGAGGCCGTGGAGTACGCCAATACCATGGAATCTGCGCGTTCGATCCTGCGTGTGGCCGATGGCGAACTCTCGACCTTCGAGCAACGCTTCGCAGCTATGGCCCGGGGCGTTCGTCAGGTAGGCATCGAGACGAAGTTCACGGCCGTAGAGGTTGGCGGTGCCGTGAAATACCTTGCAATGGCCGGTCAGGGTATCGAGCAGATCAACGCTTCGATACGGCCGATCACGAACCTTGCCCTTATCGGTGACAACGCGTTGGATCAGGTCGCCGACCTTGTAACGAATATCATGGCCGGTTATGATATTGATTCGAACAGCATGCCGGCTGTAGCGGACATCATCTCTTCGACGATCTCGCGCTCGAACGTCAATGTCATAGAGACAGCCGAGGCGTTCAAAATGGCTGCCGGTTACCTGCGTATGGCAGGTATCGACTTTACGGAATCCTCCGCGGCGATCGGTATGTTGGGCAACATGGGTGTCAAGGGTACTATGGCGGGTACATCTTTACGCGCTCTGGCTACGCGTCTTGCCTATCAGCCCAAGGAGGCGCGCGAAATTCTCGAACGTCTGGGCGTGAAATTCACGCACAAGGTCGATGTCTATGGGCGTATGCTGGAAAAAATCCGCCCGCTGGCCGACATTTTCGAAGAACTTAACAGCAAAGGCGCCACGCTCGGCGACATGCACAAAATCTTCGGCCGTATCGGTGGCAACGCTGCGATGATGTTCCTGCAGAATTACGACCAGCTTCGGGAACTCACGGCCCACAACCGCACCTCGCAAGGGATTTCGGCACAACTCGCTCAAGTCAAGCAGGATACGACCAAGGGGCTCTGGTACCGGTTTACCTCGACTTTTTCAGAGATGTTCATGCGTGGCTACGAGATCATGGAGCCGCAGGTTCAACGTACGTTGCGAAAACTCACGGCTGCGATCAATACGGAGAAGTTCGCCAAGGGGCTGGCATCGATAGCTTCAGCGCTGCTGGATCTTTTTACTCTTTTCGGTAAAATCGCTACGTGGTTCGCTAACAACTATCGCTGGCTGGAGCCGGTACTTTTCACGGGCTTTGCCGCAACGCGCCTTTTCAAGTTAGCGGGTGCCGTCACGAACCTTGCCATCGCCTTCGGGCTACTGGGTAAGCAGAAGGCTGCCATGACAGGTGTAGGACTCATCTCTTCATTTACGGGACTCGGCGGCAGCGGGCTGCTGGGACGTATGAACTTTGCCGACAAGCGTAACCTTGTCGGTGCACTGCGCCAAGCGGGAGTTACGGGAGGCCGTGGAGCTTTGATGTCGGCACTGGCGGGTGCAGGGGTACAGCGTTCGCTGACGGGCTTCGGCATACGTCGTGCTGCATCGGGAGTTTTCGCTTCGCAGGTAGCTACGGGACGCGGCATTATAGGTGCCGGTGCCGCCCTCGGAGCTCTGGGCACAGGGGCCGTCGTTGCGGCGGGAGCCGTAGGCGTACTGGCTGGAGCTCTGGGTTGGGCGGCATACAAAGCATGGAAGGTCAAGGAGGCTACGGATGCGGCCTTTGTCGAGTTACAGGAGGAGCGCAAATATAACTATCCTTCGGTAGATGCTCTGTACGAATCGCTTCGTAAAACCTACAACGCAGCAGTGAATGCCAAGGGGGCCGTAGACAAACTCACCGAGGGCAAAAGTCTTCAGGAGTCGACGGGTCTGAAGATCGGCGCATGGACAGGCAACTGGTTTCGGGCCCTTCTGAGTGGCCTACCCTCGGGCGGCAGCTCCTTTGGAGGCTATACGTTCAATACGGATATTTACACCCTTGCGGATGCCTATCGCGATGACTTGACCCGTGCTATCATCTTTCAGGCCGACAAAGACGGAGCCACGCGCATTAAAAGTGTCTATGCCGAGTTGGGAAAGCTGACATCGCAGGCCGAGATACAGGCATACATCGATGCTATTCCTACGGTCTACGGCTACGACTTTTCGACGGTGGACAAGAGCTTTTACAGCCAGTACAGCGAAACGTCGAGGAGCCTGAAACGAGGTCTGAAGGAGATGACGGATCTCGAAGCGGCAGGAACATGGGAGTACCAAAACCGGATGAACGAACGGTTCGTTCCGGAGGCCATTGTGGTAGCCCGTGAATACAAAACGCTCATGGAGAGCCAACCCAATGCCCAGTCGGGCATTGCCGCTACGGGGTTTGCTTTCCGGGAGATGACCGATCGCGGCTTTCATTTCAACCATAAGACAGAACTCTGGGAGCAGACACCGCTGGCAGCAAATGCCACCGAGGAACAGAAAGTCGAACATCTGAAGAACTTCCGCATTGTTCATGACAAGTTGGCTACAGCGCTCGCGGCGCTGCGCGATACCTACCAGAGCGGACAGATCGCCGAAAACATCTTCAAACGGGCCGGCATTCCGGCTTATATGTATTCCAATGAGCCCAATCAGCGAGATGAGACTCCATGGGAAGCCCCCGGCATTTCGGTGACGGGTAGCGGTGCCGATGACGGAGGAGCCGGCGGCAATTACAGCGGCACGGGCAAACTTTCCTCAGCGGCGCCTAAACAGGTTATCGTCAATATCACTAACCTTTTGAGTATCGAGACCATCGAATTGCTGAAAAGCGAAAACGGCAGCCATCCCGAAATTCGTGACTTGAAAGAGCAGATGGCGCAGGCACTGATCGATGTAGTGCACGACTTCGACGCCTCGTGGAACGGAGCATAATACGGATATTATGAGCAGACTTTTGAACATAGGGGTTTCGACCTTGCTTTCGGGCGGCATCCTAAGCCACGGGACGCTCGCAGGCTACGTCTCGGATGCGGCGCGTCGGGCGCTGGGCATGGGACTGGCGCACTTCAAGGCTGGCGCGGTGCACTACCTCGGTAAGGACGTCGATCTGCTGGGGCGGGGCCTTGTCCAGACTGTGCATCAGGCGGCTTATGGAGCCTTGCGTTCGTACCCCCGTTACCTGAAATACTGGGAGCAGACCGTACGGGACAAATACCTGCAAACCCAGTCCCAAACGAGCCTCGCCAACAAAACGGGACAGTATTATCGTCTTATCGAGAATCAACAGGCCGTAGCGCGGCAGAAGAACCATACGGATACGATCGTAGGCAATATTGTCGCAGACTATCTGGAATTGGGTGCCGCCGTCACGGAAACGGTCGGTGGTCAGGCCGGCCCCCGCGTGGAGTTCGTGGACCTCGGCCCGCGGGTACAGGTTTCGAGCAAGAACAACATCGTGCTTACGACGGTGCAGGGGCGCGACTACACGCGCAAGGAGTTCGTATCGGGCGGCGACTACGAAATATCCATAGAAGGCAAAATCACGTCGAAGTATCCTGACGTCTATCCGGAGGCTGAAGTGGCGAAGTTTCTCAAGCTCATGCAGCACAAGGGCATTATCGATTGCAGCAACACGATCCTGCGTCAGTTCAAGATTTCGCAGATCATCGTGCTGAGCTATGCCCTTGGAGTCTCGGAGTGCCGCAACGTGCAGCCTTACACGATGCAGTGCGTGGCCGTCGAGCCTTCGGAGGCTGTCGAGATCAAAACGGCCGAACAGGAACGTGTGGACGAAGCAATCAAACATACGAACAAATGGATCAAGTGGGTGAAGATGGGCACGGAGGTCGTGGACCCTTCGTCACTGCTTAAAATAAGCCGTCTATGGCTCTGAGTACGTTGGATATCCTCTCGTGTCGCATAACCGTCGGGGATGCCGATCCGGCGAATCCAATCGTCATCAAAAACGGTATCGAACTCTCGGAGGTACAGCAGATACAGATTACCGAGTCCTACAAAAAGCTCATCGGAACGGCCAAGGTGACCTTTCCAAAAGGCACAGTCTATAAAAGCACGATCATCGGTCCCGTGACGGCCGAGGGCGTGGACGCCACGCGCCTGACCACGGAGGTCATGCAGGACGGCGTGCTGATTGAGAAACGGACCGGTCAGGCAGCCTTGGATGACAAGACGTTCAAGATCGGCCAGCGTATCAACATCAAGCTGGGCTACAACGGTGCGCTGAAGAACATGTTCGACGGATATATCACGGCCTACAATTCGGACAGCCACTTCGAGATCGAATGCGAGAACATGGCTTATAAACTCAAGCTGAAGACGGCGCCCAAGTTCGAAACACCCGTCGAAGGTACAAAAGTAAACGACGTGCTGGGCGACAAGTACGGTCTGCTAAAGGATACGGGGTTTGTGCTCCACAGCCAGACGAAACGGTTCGACATCGAGATCGGGAAAATCAAGGTCACGGACAATTTCACAGTAGCCGATGTGCTGAATTCATGGAGCCGCTACCGCGTCTACTGTTTCCTCAAATACGACAGCGATTCGGATGATGCGATGCCCTCGATCGCCGTAGGACGCCCATACTCTTCGTCGCCGAGCCAGCCGCAATTCCCGAATGACGACCCTGCGCCCTTCCCGATACGTTTCGACTGGCATGTGGCGCAGAACGACCTGAAGGTGTTGTGTACGGACCCGCGCTTTCTGGCCGTGCAGGCCAAGGCGTTGGGTACGGATGAAAAGTTCTTCGAAGTGACGGTACGTTTGAACCCGGACTACGCCCCTTCGAATCCCGAAAGCAAGGAGTTCCAGACGGTCAACGCCACGCAAATCAGCAAGAAGACACATAAACTCACGGGAAATACCACGGCCACGGGGGCCGTAACGCGCACGAAGGTCGATCTTTCGACCTATACGGTAGTGCCGTACACCTCGACCAATATGCGTATTACTTCGGATAAACTGGTCGAGGAGGCCATCGAATATTTCCGCGCTTACAACCTGAACGGCATCACGGGACACCTGACGATCTTCGGCGATCACGCCCTTACACCCGCCTGCCAAGTGGAACTTATAGACGAACGCAACCCCTCTAAAAACGGCATCTATCTGGTCGAGGAGGTCACGACGACTTTCGGAACCGGAGGCTATCGCCAACGCATCTCGATCCCATATAAAATCAAAGGAGAGAAAACGACTTACGGGGACGGGAAAATAGGAACTTAAAATTCTGAACGTATGTAAATTTCAAGGCATAAAAAACGTGCAAGCCCATATTGGTTTGCACGTTCTGCCTATAGTGAGAACTACTATGTAGTTCGTTACTTTATATCCCGCATCCTTTCAGGGTTCTGACGACAATCCCATATCATGAAGATATAGATCTCAGCATTATCAATATCCGCCCTATAAATGATTTTGTATGTTTTTTCTACCAAAAGAAAACGATAAATAGCTCTACCATCATTCAAATACGGCTCCACAGTACCCATGAGTGGCTGATGCAACAAACCCTCTATTCTGTCTAAAATCTCGTTATAAAGTTTGACAGCAGACTTTTCACTCTCCACAGCCCGAAAATTATAGATAGCATCCAAATCTTTCAGAGCTCGTTCGAACCAAAGTATCCTCATTGCGGCATGACTCTACGTTTCAATTCTTCATGAGAAACAAAATGCTTGCTTCCATTCTCGATGTCATGCTCGGCCATAGCCACAATTTCTTTCACTTGCTCGACGGTATAGCGGCAAGGAGGCGTAACGGATCGCTTGTTGCGCATATAGGACATAATGTCCGTAACTGTTTTTTCATCATTGACCTGCATAAGCATTTCAATGATTTCCATTTTTTTTGCATTAAGCTCCATTGTCGTCATAATCATCCGATTTTAATCCCTACACAAATACTATCTAAACCCAATACAACATTTCGGTATAGTTAGAAGCAGTCTTCTAACCATTCGACGATCACCGCCACGATGCAACGCGTTTGTCCATCTCGGACTGCGATATCGTGCGGCCTGCCTCCGCATCAGCAATAGCTCTTTCGGCTATCGCACGATACTCCTCGATCGTCATACGGCGCAACGGTTTCTCCTCTACGGACGTAGCCTTGATCTTCATCCGCTTGAGCATCTCCATGACGAATGAATGTTCCTGTTCGGATTTCGGGGTTATGATAATTTGGTTCATAGCTTCCTCCATTTCTCTTATCACAAAGATAACGCAAAATTCGTGCAATCCAATATACCGAAAAGCTATTTAACTCAGGAATCCGTCGGTTTAATGGTGGAATTATTCTTTAACTTGTGTATTAACTCTTTTCCCAATGTTCATATTCTCTTTACGGTTATGGCTCCGATGGTGTCGGTATGCGCTGTGGCGAGCAGCAGCCCGAAAGCATCGTTCTCGTCGATCTTCAGCATGCGGCACTGATACGCCTTGTTCGCACCTTCGGCAAGCATGTTATAAAAAAACGGGAACAGCGTCTCCGCAGAGAACTCCTGCTGGCTCTTAGGGAAAGAGAGGGCGATGGCTCTCTGCCGGCTGTCGGCCAGAAAAACATCATCGTACCGAAAGCGGTATGTTCCCTCGTCCGTCTCGGTCAGGGTCCCGGCTAAAACGCCGTTGTTGTAAACTTCTGCCTGTCTCATTTAACGACTTCCTTTACGTTGAGTTGCAACTGCAGGCCGAGCACTTCGGCGATCTTCGAGATCGTCGCCACGGAGGGATTCCCTTTACCTGCCTCTATGCTGCGGATGATTCTCAGGCTTACGCCCGCATAGTCGGCCAGATCCTGCTGCGTGAGCGAAAGCAACGCACGTCTCTGTTTTATTATCGAATAGTCCATAGGTGCAAAATATTGCCTGTTTTTGCAAAAAAAGTACAAAATCCGCTTCCCCGCAAGAGAAAGATGCAATATTTTGCCTATTTGCACGCCGCCGGATCACCACCATTCGCCACTTATTCGTCCTATTCCTTATAAACGGAATGGGCAATGAACCAAACGCATGATCATCCCCTCGGCAGTTCCGGCAGCCAACACCTAATCCGCGAGGCGATCCGTCGCATTGCGCTGGGCCGGAGTATCGACCGCGTAGACATGTCGCCCGGCGGTACGGGCGGTGTGGGTACGGCACGCCTGATCCACGGCTATGTGGCCAAGGTGCATGATGACCCCTCGGACGCGGAGTTCGAGCAGTACGGCGGAACGATCGACGTGGGCGAATACCCCGATGAAACAGCCTCCACGGAGCCGATTATCCATAAGGGCGTACTGCTCGCAGGGACACAGGACAACAGCGGCGGCGTACTGCTCATCCCGACGCTATTCTCAGATGTTACAATCATCTCGGACGCCGCCACGCGGGCGATGTACGTCGTGAACTTCTCGCATGCCGACGTACTGCAATACAGCGCGCATCGCGAGGTCACGGTAGGTGTTCGAGAGACCGAGGACTTGGATGCGTCGAACGACTCGTCACCGGACTACGACGAGTTGGCGCCTACGGGCAACGAGGCTACGACGCACTATACGGCCGAGGGGATCACCTCGACGGTCAAAAACGACGGCGGCAAGGAAACGGCCGTTACGCAGGATGCCGAGCATATCGGTCTGGAGGCGGATCAGGGAGCCTTTACGCTCTCGACGGACAAAGCCGAGACGAAGGTCGGCGGACAGGCCGTGACTGTCACGGGACAGAAAATCACTCTCGGCTCCGAGGATGCCACGGAACCCGTGGTACTGGGCCGGCAGCTCGCACAGCTGATGATGGAGTTCCTCACCGAGTGTACGAAGCTGATGACCCCGACGCTCATGGGTACGATGCCGGCGGTGAACGCCCCGAATTTCGCACCGCTGATCTCCAAGATTCAGAACTTTCTTTCCCAAACCTCCTTTACGAAATGAGCGTCGAGAAAGATCCTGCCATCGGCTCCCTCACTCAGGGAAGCCTCTGTCACAACATCTATACGGAACTTTATAACCGGTTCTTCAACGCCCAGGACCGGCGGGACGACGAACATCCGTGGGGCGTGGAAGAAGGCGACGAGACGTCGATCCGCCTGCACAATACGGCCTACGGCTTCGCTGCGGCCATTGCGGGTGCCGTAGGCGGCGACGGCAGTAGCGAGGGCGGTATCCTCATCGAGTACCTGCGTAAGAGCGGCGGCGATATGTCGGGGTTGTTGCGCGCCCACTACGGCTTCGAGGCGGGTGCGGAGAACCGGACGCTTCTTATGGCTTACGCCCGTGAGGACAGCGCCGGGATCCGCTTTACGGAGGATATCGACGTACGGGGCGGCATCCTGCTCTCCGGACACCGGGTCATCGGTTACGATGTTCAGGACGGCCGCGTCACCCTCTCGGCCGCGGAGCTCGATCTGGGTGCAACAGCTCTCACATCGCAGGCTTCGATCCTTGTAGGTGCGGACGGCTGCTGCGTACGGATCGCCCCGGACAGTATTACGGTTGCAGGCAACACGGTCTTTCACGGGGGCAATGCCAACTGCGCGGATGCGGACTGGATGATGCGCGACGCGAAGGTCGCAGGCACGTTGTCCGTTGCAGGAGCCGTCGAGTTGTCGGGCACGCTCCGGGCCCTGCACGGCGTGGAGCTGGGTCTCGACGGACGGCGGATGCTCCTGCTGCGTGGGGAGGAGCTCTCGGCCGTGTGTCACCTCTCCTTCGGCGAGGGGTACGGCGTGCGTATGGGCGGCGTCACGGTGCTGGGCGGCCTGCCGGATGGTGCGGTGCAGCTCTCGGGCGCCGGGGGCAGCCTCCTGCTGGGCGGGGAGCGGACGGGGCGCATCCGCCTGCTTTCAGGGCTGATGGATACGGACGGCAGCTATATGCTCCTCTCACCGCACGGGGAGGCTTCGTTCCCCGGTTCGCTTACCGTGCGCCACAACTTCGGCGAGGTGCTGCTGTCGAGCTACCGCACCGATTCCGAGGACGAGGGCGTCACGATCCACAAACGGCTGCGGCTGGGATCGGACGCGGGGGCATACCTCTGCGCGGAGGATGGAGGCGCGGCGCTGTACGGTGTCTTTACGCGGACGCTTCCCGACAGCAGAACAGTGGAGCGCACAGCACTGGGCACGCGGATCGGCTACCGCTACTCCGCAGCGGATACGATCGGCGAAGAGACTCCGGCAGGTATCCTCACGGTAGATACGGACGCCGTGGCGGTACTATTCGAGAAACCTGTCCGTAGCGGGAAATCCTTCGAAATAGCGGCTTCCGCCACCCGACTTATGGACGGCATTCTATACTTATCCGAGGGGCTCTTCCTCTCGGCCGCAGCGGACGGCATCACGCACTACGGCAACACCTACCTCACGGGCGATGTTTCGAGCGTGCACTTCACGCCGGGGCTGGCGGGTACGGGCTGGGCTGTGCAGCGCAGCGGTACGACGGGAAATGCCATTGCGACATTCGACGAGCTGACCGTCCGCAAGCGGATGCGCGTTTACGAACTGGAGATACAAAGGGCCGATGTCGTGGGCGGGGCACTGTGGATCAGCCACAGCTTCCGGGGCGACGAGGTCGAAAGAATACACTGATGGCAAAGGTCGATTATCCGATATACAAGATCCGCCGGGACCCACATTCGAAAAAGTTGCAGGGCCTCGCAGTCGGGGACGTGGTGCGGCGCTCGTATTACGATGCTCCGCGCGAGGTCTATTCGCTGATGGTGGTGCTCAGTACCGGCACCGAAAGCGTCTCAGGCACCGAAACTCCATACTTTATCGGGGCGCTTATCGAAGGAGATGAACCCCGCAGCGGCGAACTGCTGGATTTCGTGCGCATCACGAGCCTCTTCGACACGGATCGCAGCGGGGCTTTGTACCTCACGGCTGCGGACGCTGAAGCTCCCTATATGGATGTGATCGACTCCCCGGCCCGGGACTTCGCCCTGCTGTGGCCCGAAACGGGCGGCGGCGACGAGTTCGAGCCCGACCGCCGCCGCTACGCCCGACAAGGGGCGGACTACCTGAATGAAGGCTATACGGAAAGCGAGGAGGGCGTGTCGCGCATCTACCGCCTCACGCGCACGGCGTATGAAGGGAGCGGAAAGTACGGCATAAGAACCTGCCCGGAGCAGACGGTGGAGAGCCCCCAGCGGCTGCTCCTTTCGTTCAAGGTCCGTGCCTCCGTAGCGCTACAGGACGTCCCTGTTTCATTCGGCTATACGGACAACTCGCGCATGGACTATGCGGATACGATCGACGTGGGCACGCAGTGGGAATACCGCCTTGCAGTCTTTACGGCAGAACATTCGGCCACGTACGCTCGTGTCCTCTGGATGGATCTCACGGGATTGCTCGCAGAAGCGGAGTGGTTCGAGATCGCGGAGCTGACGCTCGTTCGTCTCTCAGACCTCACGGCCTTCGGCAAAGCCACCAAAGGACGCGTGGGCAAAATCCGGGGTGTCGTGGATTCCGTTTTCGGAACATTGGAAGGCTACGGAGCCTACTTCCGCAACCTGTATGCCGCAGGAGACGTCCATGTGGCCGGCACGCTCACGGCGGCCGACGAACGGGGCTTCGCTTCGACCTTCTACGTGGGGCGCATACACCGCAACTGCACGCCCAACAGCCTGCGCCCGGCCTTTTATCATCCCAAGACCGTGTCGTGGAGCTCCGTCGGAATCCCGACGGGCATCGGCTATTACTGCCATGTCCCATCGGGCACGGCGCTCTATGAGTTCCAGAGCGAGGAGTGGGCTAAGGCCCATGACGGCCAGATGTACTGCTTCTCGTTCTGGGCCCGCACGAACGCGCCCCACGCTGTGACACTGGCGCATGCCCGCCGCCCGGTCGTGAGCATCATACTCGAAAGGCGGTGGCAGCGTTTCCACTACACATTCCGCGTACAGCGTGTGCAGGGTGTGAAACCGGATATCGCCTTTACTAAAGGCAAAGGATTCTACTTCGCGGCGCCCCAACTGGAGGCTGGCGAGCGGCCCACGCCGTACCAGCCTACGGACGAGGCACTGCGCGAAACGGACGAGTATGGCGCATGGTTCGCCCGTGGCGGTATCGGGGGCACGATCCAGCACCCGCTGTTGCGGCTCGACGACGACGGCTCGATCCGTGCGGGCAACGACTCCTTCGTTATCAACCCCGACGGTACGGGTCACTTCGCTGCGGGACGCTTCCGCTGGACGGAGGATACGATCGTGCTTCAGGATTTTACGATCCGCTGGGAAGACCTGAGCGAGGAGGCGCGCAAGAACCTCAAGGGCGAGCCCGGCCGCGACGCCGTCCTTCCGGACTGGGTGGAGGATTGGGATTCGGGCAAGACACGGATCGATGGCCAGAGCGTCATTACTCCGAAAATCTTCTCCGGGGTCAAAAACAGCGACAACACACTGACGGGTGTTGCACTGGGGCGTTTTTCGCTGCTTGTGCGGGACGATACGGGGCAGTTCCTGTCCGAGACCATCGATGGCGTATACGGCTTCCACGAGGGCCGGAAGACCTTCTCCATAGACACTTCGGGCAGTGTCACGCTCGGCCGCGGGGACGAATCGATCCGCTACGACGCCGCGAGCGGTAAGATCATCTTCGGCAAAGAGGTATCCATGCAGTGGATCGGGGCCACCTATATCGACAAGGAGGGCATCTTCACGGGCCGGCTTTCGGCCGATACGGTGCAGGCCCTCACGATCGACGCCTCCCAGATCACGGCCGGGGTGATCGACGCCGGGCGCCTGAACGTGGACGCGCTGAAAGCGCGGCTTCTGACGGCCGAGAATATCGAGGCCCTGACGCTCGACGTAGTGCGGGGCACGATCGGCGGCTGGACCATCGACAACGAGGCGATCTTTCGGGGAACAAAAAGCAACACACCGGAGAGTTATACGGCGGGCCCCGGCGCCGTTACGCTCTCCTCGAACGGACTGCGGGGTTACCGGTGGCGGCTGGAAGCGTCGGGTGCCGGAGCCGTGGCCGGGGATGGCATCGTGTGGGACGCTGCGGGCAACGTGACCTTTGCCGGACGCATCAGTCTTCAGTGGACACAGCCGCTGGAGGCGATCACAACGGCCCTCGGCGGCAGTTCGTACCCCAAACTTACACACATCTCCTCGACAGGAATCTATACGGGAACGCTTACGGCCCCGCAGGTCAACGCCGTTGCGATCGACGCGGGGAGTATCAAGACCGGAACGCTTTCGGCCGAGCGCATCGCTGCCGGAAGTATCACGGCCGAGAAGCTCGATGCCGTGAGTATCCGTGCAAACATCGTCGACGCCGATTATATCAGCGGCCTGAACTTGAATTTCAAGCGAGGTACGATCGGCGGCTGGATAATCGGGACCACGACACTTGCGAGCAGCCATATCCTGCTGGACAGCGGCAACCGGCGCGTCGCAGTCTTCGGCGCGGGAGGAAGCACCACGGCCGGACATCGCGTGCAGATCTATTACAATTCGGACAGCGATTTCGGCATTTGGGCTTCCGATGCAACCGGTACGCGTGTGGCGGCGCTGGGCTCCATGAACCAGATCGCAGGATGGAACCTCGATCCCGCACGCATTTTCAAAAACAACGTCTCGCTGGGCGCTGACGGTTCGATCGCCAACACGTCGAAATGGAAATTGAACAATGACGGTTCGGGACAACTCGCCTCGGGCAACATCTCATGGGACACCTACGGGAACGTCACCTTCGGGGCATCGGTATCGCTCCAGTGGACCAGCGCCGCGAATGCCGCGCTGGCTTCGGCCAAGACGTATGCCGACACGAAGAAGAGCGAGGCAGTAAGTGCTGCGGCTACGGACGCCACGACAAAGGCCGAGGCAGCCAAGGAACTGGCGCGGGCCATGGCCTTCGGACGGATGCTTTACCGCATTCCGGAATTTTTCCTAAACGGAAGCGTCCACTACAACGGCACAAGCAATTATCTGCAAAATACGACCCGGGCCATCGAGCAGGTGACGGGCTGTCCCAACTCCACGGGCTACGCCCTCAAATACACCGCGACGGGGTGGAATACGGCCTCCGACCTACGTGCCGGCGGTTTTCTGTTCGGCACGCGGAGCCGTGCGAACGCGGTCTTTATCGTGCGGCTCATCGCGCAGATTCCCGTAGGTCGAGCCTTACAGAACTACCACAACTCGTATGGTACGGGAGGGACGACGCGCTGGCTCACCTCCAACGCCGGTACGGGCAAATGGGAGGAGTACATCTGCAAGATCGTCTGCGGGGCGACGGGGGCGTTCGGTACGATCAACCACTTCGCGCTCACGGGCGGCACGGCGCCCACCGCCACAACACCTCTTGTCTGGTATATTGCTTACGCCACGGTCTTCGACGTTACGGCTTCGGAGGGATACATTACAACGCTCGACGCCAACGGCATCTACACCGGGACACTCACGGCGCAGCAGGTCAATGCCGTATCGATTGACGCTGCGAGCATCCGCACGGGTACGCTCTCTGCGGATCGTCTCGCTGCCGGAAGCATCAAAGCCGAAAAACTCGATGCCGCAAGCATTAAGGCCAATATCATCAATACCTCCTACATCAATGGTCTGGAGCTGACCTTCAGCAAAGGTAAGATCGGCAGCTGGACGATCGGCGCCAACGCCATTACAGGCACGCACATCTCTTTGGACAGCGGCAACCGCAGGGTGGCCGTCTTCGGAACCAATTCGAGCAGCACCTCCGGACACAGGGTGCAGATATACTATAATACGGATGCGGATTTCGGTTTCTGGGCTTCCAACTCTTCGGGCAGTTGCGTAGTCTGCTTCGGCAGTCATAATCAGATTGCGGGCTGGAATATCGACGCTTCGCATATTTGGAAAAACAACGTTTCGCTGGGCGCCGACGGCTCGATCGCCAACGGTTCGACGTGGAGGTTGAACAACGACGGCTCGGGCTCGCTGGCTTCGGGTAATATCGCGTGGAATGCCGCCGGTGCCGTGACCTTCGGCGCTTCGGTGTCGCTTCAATGGAAGAATGACATTGCGGCGGCCAAGAGCGCCAATTACGGCTATCGCTACTACAAGAAGATCATCATCAACGGGGACTCAGCGACTTATTATCCGGTCATTTTCAAGGGTGGAGATCAGACTGTCCAGCGGGATCTCATGATCCGGCGCTCGTTCAACGAGCAGGCGCCTTCGGACTGGAATGACGGAAGTACGACGCATATGGGCGGATTGAACTTGTTGATCAAGACGAATTTCGGCGGTTGGGGCGGCGCAGGTTACTCATGGGACATCTACGATTTGCAGGAGACATACTGCCGCATGTTCGGCGGTGCGGCGCACTGCGGCAACTGGTGTATGTTCGCGGTGTTCCTGCGCGGGGGCGGCGATACGGGTGCCGTCTACCACCTTTATTCGGACCAGCCCATCGAGAGCTCGTTCCTGAGTCCGTCTCCGATCCCTCCGGCCCCACAGATCGCTTATAACTCGGATCAGATTTTCCAAAGCGGGAGCACGACGGCCAATGCTCCGGCGCCGCGCACGCTCACAACTGCGGTCGTAGAGGAAATCCGCCGGCATCGCTTTATTATGCTGGCCCAAGGCAACGACACCATGCTTAAGGAGCATCCGCTGACCTACATCGGCTCGACAGGCATCTATACGGGAACGATACGCGCCAATCAGATACAGGTGGATTCGGCGCTGGTGGTAGGCGGCAGCACCTATAACGGCAGCATCTCGGTGCGTGATGCCAGTAATGCAGTCAAGGTCACGCTCGATCGCACGGGCATCACGGCCGTGGGCGGCAAGATCGGAGGCTGGAACCTTACCTCTACCTCGCTTTATGCAGGTTCGGTCTGCCTGAATTCCGCGGGTAATATCTACAACGGGAGCTACTGGCGTCTGTCTGCCGACGGCTCGGGATACTTGGCCAAGAACAATATATCGTGGACAGCAGCCGGAGTATTGACGATGAAGGGCGCGACGATTCAGGATGCCGTGATCAAAGGCACGCTGCGCAACCCGTTTGTTATGGTAGACAGCTCAATATGGATTGACGTCAGCACCGGCTCTTCCTCGACCAACAAACCCGATGCGGACAAGTACGACAATATCTGCGTGCAGGCCGGACAGGACTCCGGGGGCTGGAACATCGGACAGCCGGAGCTTCCGTGGGACGTGAGCCAGTCGGGGCGCCGTCTCTGCCTGACTCACTATCGCTACGGCAATGAGTTCGTCTACGGCACGAGTACGTTCACGGCACCATCGGGCAAGTATTTCTACGAGAACGGACGCCTTGCCTCGAAATTGACCATGTCGCGTCAGGTCGTGGAGCTGATAGGCTTCGGCACTTCTACGACCTTCTACGGGTGGATCGTCCTGAACCGACGAGATCTGGGTACGCAATCCAAATACGGGGAGTACCTGCAATATCTGGCTATGGGAAGCGTGACGCTGAACTCCGGCTACAGCATTACGCTCAAGCAGAAGACCTACGACGGCACCAAGGTCTCGGTGAGCAGAACGGGCGTCGGCATCTTCAACGTCTACCTGCCATGGAGTTTGGGCGCAGACAAGTACATGATCATGTTATCGGGAAAACGAAGTCCGGTCTTTGACACCTCGATCTACGCCACGGTCCGGTACCAGTATGACAGCTACTTTATCGTCCACACGCAGGATGACGCCTCGCAGAACGACGGCTCGTTCAATTTCGTCATCATCTCCACAGCGGACTTTACTTAAAAAAACTCGCGATGTCATAAACCCTGCACCAGCATCCGCCCTAATCTTCGATACACAGAACAAAAGACACAATGGAAATTACCAGCACCATCGTCACACGCACGGCCCGTCAACAGACCGACAAGGCATCCTTCGGTATCGAATATTCGACCGTCGACGGCTCACTGCAACACGTACAACTCACCATCTACTCTGCGGAGGGAGATGCCGCCGCAGGGGAATACTGCGGAAACGTCCATTTCAACGGCAACGATTTTACCTGTAACCTTGCCTTCTCGGAGCAGATACCGCACTATATCGAGAAGTCCATGGAGTTCATCCGGCAGATTGTGGAGGAGTGCGCCGCATCTGTGCCGGCCGCAGCCTCGGAGGTCACGGTGCTCGTACAACAATCCAGATAACAAAATACACGCATGGAAATGACAGTCAAAGACCGGCTCTATCTGCCGGCACTCCTGCCCGACAAGGGTACCTATAAGGAGTTCAATATCAAGAAAGGTATCCTGCAGAAGATCGCTCTTTCGGATGCCGAGCGCGAGCAGATCGGCCTGCACCGCGTGGAGGAAACGGGGCGCATCGAGTGGGACACGCAGAAGGAAACTCCGCTTGCAGTAGAATTCTCGCACGAGGAGCTGGAATTGCTTAAAAATTCCTGCGAGCGACTCTCCGACCAGACTCTTCCCGACGATATGTGGGGCACGGTCGAGCGCATCTTCGATGCCTGTCAGGAGTTATGACAGCCCTCTGACACCTTTATGGGCAAGAAGAAAGGCAGGATCTTACGGATTCCTGCCTTTTCTTTGTTGCGATTATATGTTTTCCGAGACCGATGCACCTCCGGCCGCAACCCGATAGGTTTGCCGTGGAGAGCGATCTCCTCCTCACGGCTCGCTTTGCGATGGGCCTTGAGGTAGTCTTGCTGGGTGATTTTCCGATTTTTCATAGCTATACCGATCAATTCGCTTGCAAAGATACCGGATTTTTCCCGATAAAGGTACAGCTGAAAGATAAACCCTTGTCTCCGATACGGTCTATCCTTTAGCGAAGACAATATTAGAGATGCCTCGTCAGGACATACTTATAGAAGCCGATTACGGCGAATTGGTCACGGCTGATAACCCTACGGGACGTACCGTCTGCGACTTCACATTGCTGGGCCGTATCGACGGTATGGATAACGAAAGATACGCGTATGGGGAAATCACCGTGTCGGAGCATTTCGGGGCGCGTTTTCCTGAAGCTGACAGTCTCCATGTGCGGATTCCCTATACGGCTTTTTACCGAGAATTGAAAGTTCGCCTGCGGGTCATGACCTCCGGCGGCGACACGCACTATCTGGTCAATCCGGCGGACAACACCTCATGGTTTACCATACGTGATCGGAACGGCGCTCAGATACGTTTTTCAGAATATGGGACCGTAGATGCCGAAGATCGTTTCCTTCTTGTGCGTTGCGGCGGAGACCTACTCCTGTTCGGAGGTACGGATATCGACCTTCCGATCGGTGCGGCCCTGCGCCAGAACGAGGTTTTCCTGTTGAAAGCCTCTCCGGGCAGCCTTTACCAGCATCCGACAACAGGCGTGGGTCTCATAGACTTTCTTCATGGGAACTTCGAAAACACAGGTCTCGCCGTACGATTGCAGCGGGAATTCGAGAACGACAAAATGGTGATCAATAACGCATACATGAACTCCGAGACAGGCGAACTGTTGCTTGATGTTACCGAACGCGATGGGTAAATATACGGTCATAACGGGACAGAACCTCTACGACGTAGCGCTCGACATCTACGGCTCCATCGAAGGCATTACCGACCTGCTGATCTCGAATCCCCAGCTCTCGATGGCCACGCGCCTTCGTGCCGGAGATATCCTCGATTATTCGGACGGCTACCTTATCGATGCCGAAACCGTTGCCATTCTGCATCGCGATGGTATCACGCCTTCGGGCGGAGAACGACATGTCTACTTCAAGGAAACCTCCCTTGCGCGCCGTGCGGAGTTTTACCTGCCCGCCGCGGCCACTTCGGCACGCTTCTCACTTTCGGGCGAGGGCGAAGTGCACATCGATTGGGGCGACAACTCGGCCCTGCAGAACCTTCCGCTCGGACCGCAGCCGTCGACATTGACGCATACGTTCGACAACGTGATTCCTCATAGTCGTGTCGTGCGTCTTTACGGCAGTTTCTCGCTCCGCGAAGCCGACTTCACGGGTATCATAACCGAATCCCTGCGGCTCTTCATGCCGCTGCACGTCGAAGAACTTATGCTCGACAGTTTCCATGCCCCGTTGTCGTTCCTGCCCCTGACCGAGGGACTCTATGCTTTGAGACTGCGGAATACGAAGATCGAGAACCTGGCCCCGCTGGTCGAGTGCCGGTCTTTGATGCTTCTCGACATGGGAGGGACGGACATTCCGCAACAGGTACTCGACGAGTGGCTCATCGCTCTGGTCGAGGAACATTACGGACGCCGTGCCTGTCATATGACGCTTACCGTACGTCCTTCGGGCGTGTATCGCGAACCGGAGCGGGACGACCGCCTGAATTACATCCTCTCATGCGGCATGGAGGCCGTGTGGCTGCTGACGCACGAAGAAGCATGGAACGAAGGTGCCCCGTGGCGCTTTTCGATCTGCGGCGAAGAGTACGTCTATGAAGCGGTTCCGAAACCTGAATCCGAACCATCCTTGCATTCCGGCAGAACGAATAATTGAATCGAATACAAATGAGCAGAACCATTCGACAGATCTACGAAGAAGCCGTCGCCGAGCGCAACAAGCGTTTGGAATTGGAGGAATTCTCCAATGATTCGAAGATGTCGGTCTTGAACGGCGTGGCATGGATGGTCGCGGCGCTGATCTACACTTTCGAGTCGATCCTCGATGTCTTCGCCGTGGATGTCTCCGAGACGCTCGCCAGCCGTATCAACGGCACCCCGCGCTACTATGCCGATGCCCTGTTGAACTACCAGAAAGGCGATCGGCTTGTGGTGCGCGAGGACGGTCTGGCCTTCGGCTATGCGAACGTCGATCCCTCGAAGCGGATCATCACGCAGGTATCGTATGTCGAGAGCACCGACTCTCAGAACGTTGACAGCAAACTGATCCTCAAAGTCGCTACGGGCAAGCGGGGCGCACTGCATGAGATCGACGCTGAAGAACTGACGCTCATTACGGCATATATCAACCAACTCAAATTCGCAGGTACACGCATAGAAGTCATCAGCCGCAAGGGCGACGTGCTCATCCCCCGTATTACGGTCTACTGGGATGGAGCGGTGCCGGAAGCGGAGATATACGACGCCATCGACGAAGCGCTCCATACATACGTCATGAGCATAGACTTCGATGCCGCGGTCTACGTCAACCGCGTATGGGAGGCCATCCGCTCCGTGGAGCATGTTACGGATGTCTGGATCGACTCCTCGGACACGCCCGCACAGGGCATTTTTCTCGCCTCGTACGATGGAGACGGGAACCTGCAGCCTACACGGCGGATCGAGCGTATGACCCATACGTCGTCGGGCTATGTGCGGGAGTCTACGGGTACGGGCGCAGAAGCGGAACTACCGACGTTCCGGCAATCCATCAAACTGGTAATCGATAAATAATGCGATACAAATTGTCTACGGACTACCTGACGAACTGTCTGGTCCCGCACTACCTGTCGGGGAGAAGATTCATCCTCTGGGTGCAGAGCCTCGTATGGCCCCTGCAAACGCTCAACGATCGTTTTTGCGAATTCGCCCGCGAAAAGCGCATCGAGGCGGCCATGACCTCGCAGGTCCTCTACTTCGAGTGGTTTCTGAACCGCCGCTTCGGACGCTGGCTGCAAGATCCGTCGCGGCGAATCACCATTTCCGAAGGAGCCTCCGCAGGAGTGGATCTCTACTTCGAAGGGACACAGTACGCACGTCCCTTTACCGTTTGGTTCGAGGACGAGGAGTTGTCGGGGATGGAGGAGGAACAACCCCGACACATGTACCTGAACGCGGAGGACAAGATACAAAGGCAGGTCAGTTTCACGGTCTGCGTACCGGCCGTAACGCTGCCCGACGAAGAGTTCGTACACATGCTCTCGCATGTGGTGGACACCTACCGTCTGGCGGGAAGGACCTATCTGATCCGCATCGAGAACAAAGATACGAACCGAGAAAGATAATATGCCGTGAAAGAGTATATAGCCAAAACAGGCGGGCGCTACACCTATAACGACGACCTGCTGAACCTTCAGGAGCTGGCCCGGAGCATGACCTCGATCTTCGAGGGGTGCTCGAACTTCATCATATCGGGATGTGAGGTGCACGATGGCCGCATCACGCCCGGCTACGTGTGGATCGGCGGACATGTGCGTTCCTTCGAGGGGGCTGCCGAGGTGTCGCTGCCGTACTACATCTACGAAAAGAACCACTACGAAACGATCCCTTATGCCGGAGATATCGACAAACCCGGCCGCTGCTGCTACCTCACTTCGGGCGGAACGACGGTGCCGCAGACCGAAGACGAAGTGACGAATGCACTGCCGGGGTATATCGAGGTACGCGAGGAGTATGCTCCGCGCTTTATCGACAAATTTATCGGGCGCTACGCCGTACTGCTGGAGAGTCCCTTCGCACGGCAGACCGTGCGCAAGGATCTCACGATGGCGGGTGCCGTGAGTATTGAGAAGATGCTCGAATGCAAGACGGGCTTCTCGATTGTGAACACCGAAAACGGCTACGCCTTGCGCGGCCTTGTCCGGGAATCGGGCGATGCTGCCGTAGGACTTTATCATCGGGGATTGCTCGTAAGCCGCGTCGAAATCGCAACGGACGGATCGTTTACCCTTTATCGTCAAGATACGCCCCTTGTAAGTATCGGGGCCGACGGCGTACGCACGCAGCACTTCTCTTCCGAGAGTGCCCGCCTCGGAGCCCTGCATATCGGTTCCTGCGACATCTGCAATACGGCGGACGATACGGATGCGGGAGCCGTTGTCATAAACCGCATGGGCTATCTGGGGGCCGGAGACCGCTTCCGCGACTGCATGGTCTATGATGGGCGCGGCAAGGTCTTGTTGCATGTAGAAGGCCGTAGTGCCCGCGTTACTGTCCACGGTGCCTTCGAGGTGCAGGGCACCGAGGGGCTCACGCTGCGAAATTCCTTGTACGGAAAAAGCGAGCAGGCGCTTACGGCGCTGCTACAATGGCAGGACAAAGACGCCGAACGGATCGCATGGATCGGATATGCCGATGCTCAGAGCCTTGATTGGACGTTGCACAACAACTTGGGCGGCATGGTGATCTCCGCACGCAACTGGATCGATATGCGAAGCGAACTGCGCCTTGCGGGCACACCTATCGGCGAGATCTACGTGACGCGCACGGCCTTCTCGGAGGCCATGGCCGCGAAGGTCGACAGGCAGGAAGGAAAGGGACTCAGCACGGAGGACTTCACCACGCAGTACCGCAAGAAGCTGGATGCCATCTGTCAAGGGAGCCTTTCGACAGGCACCGCAGGGTTCGTGACGGCGGAGGATGTCTCGCAAGCGTTGGGCGGCAAGCTCAACTGTACGGACAACCTCGCGGATCTGGCGGACAAGGCCGAGGCCCGTAGCGTATTGGACGTCTACTCCGCCTCGGAGTGCGACCGCCGTTATCTCAATACGGAAAAGTATCTCGCGGATATGACCGAACTTACGGCTGCGGAGATCGAGGGCAAGAGCCCCGAGCAGATCATCGCCCTGCAGGAAGAGCGGCGGGCTGCGGCGCGCGACAATATCGGTGCGGAAAAGAAAGGCACCGGAGAGCTGAAACTTTCGAAAGCCTCGAATCTCGCGGATGTAGAGGACAAAGCCCGCGCACGGCAGAACATCGGGGTCTATTCCATCGAACAGATAGACAGACTGCTGGCCGGAAAGCTCGGTACCGACGATGCTTACACAGGAGCACTCTTTACTGCGGAACATAAAACCAAACTCGAAGCGATCCGCACGGGTACATTTGCTGGAAAGAATGCCGAAGGTATCGCCCAGTCGCAGATCGAGGGCTATGTGATGACCTCGGCCGTAGTGCGCGAACTCACGAAATATGCCCCGAAGCTCATGGATGGGTATAATGCTTCGGATAAGGCCGCAGTAGCCGCCAATCTGGAGCTCTATACCAAAGCTGAAGTTGACGGTCATTTCCCTGCATTCGGACAGTTTTTACAGGATTATGTCGCATATCTTGTCCGTCAGGGAAAGACGACGGCCGAGGCCCGAAAGGCGCTACGTGGTGTGCTCGCCGCAGCGGGTGTGGATGACCTGACCGTCTATGCGCGCCGCGATCAGAACCTCGCGGACCTTGTGCTCAAGGACGACAATGCCCGGCGTCTGGCATGCCAAAATATCGGTGCCGCCTATGGTCCGGAGTACGAGAAGAAGATCACGGACACGGGATGGCTTCCATGCGGGGGCGAGAACGCCGGGACCCTTTGGGCACGGCAGATCGGCAGCGTCGTCTGCGTGCAGGGTACGATCAACACGGCCCGTCGCTCGTCCAACACATGGGGGTCGATTGCCACGATCCCCAACGCTATCGGGGCTCCGCGCTTCGGATGCCGCCAGACGATGGCCGACTTCAACGACGACCATAAGTACAACCGCGGCTGCTCGTTCGTAATCCGGGCCGGAGAGCGCACGATCCTCATGCACGAGCGCGGCACGTACAACGTAACCACGGAACTGAGTTTTTCCTATATGACTTGATAACCATGAAAAAGAAAGTGAACATCACGCGCGATGTGGAGAGCCGCCGGCGTATCGCCCGCGGCGGCGCATCCCGACGTGCGGCACAACCCGCCGAAAAGTATGAAAAAGAAGCAGCAGCGCAAGAACAGTTATCGGTGCCGGAAGGTGCCGAGGTCGTGCCCGTCCGGAGTAAAAGACCTCGGGGGACGACCGCGGGGAAGCCTTAAACGCTTTCCCTTCGTCGAAACGCGCCTGGGCTTCATGCTCCGCTACGAGGTCCCTGCGGTCTACGACCTGATCGTGCGCCTCTCGCCGCCTTCGCGGCGGCAGTGCCCTTATCCGACGTTGGTGGAGGCCGTGTGCGCGGCTTCCACAGATCCGGCACTCCGAAAGCCTAAGTTTCGCCGTTATATGGATGAATATATCCGCGATGGAGTTTACTGCCGCCGGGGCAAGCGTCTTACACCCGAAAGAGCGCGCTACTATGAACGTCTGCGGGAGAGACGTCTGGAGGAGTATATCCTCGAACATTGGAACGAGATCGAGCTGCGACGTCGGGGATTCGAACTTCCATAGGCAGGATGCACGTAAGAGTGTCCTTGGAAACAGCAGACCATATCGCCCTATGTCAATGCGTTAAAATAATTCATGAAAAACTAATTGTCAGAGATTTGGATTTCATCTCAGGTCCGTATATTTTTGTCGTGCGGCATCTTCGTTCGCCGCATTCAATTTGATGCTCTTGTCCATCAGACGAGAGAGTGATAGTTAAGCCGGAGCCGTCGAGCACCGGTTTTTTTCACGCCATATCTCATAAATCTGACGATTCCCGGCGGTATCCGAACCCGGAACAAGAATTCCCAGATCCTTTCGGCAGAGTATTAACTATCATCGCATCAGCATTATTATGCAAGACAATTTTGAGGAAAGAGGCGTGGAAACGACCTCCGTAGAAGATCTCTTTCTGGAACTTCAGGAGTCCTACGCCGAGGCGCAGACCCGCGCTCAGGAGGAGAGCCGATCCTTCGCCAAGACCGAGTTCTTCCGTTTCGACAAACTGGGGACCTACCGCATCCGTATTCTCCCCATCGCACCGGACGTGCAGGAGGGCACCGTCGGACGCCGCGGCTACGAGTATCCCGTGCGGCAGCTTCTCATGGAACTCCAACGTCCCAACAGCGGCGATAAGCCCCAGAACACGTATGTCACGGTCTGCCGTGCCACGGACGCCGGCCATACGCTGGATCTCATCGACACCTACCGCCTGCTGGCCGTAGAGGCTGCCAAAGTGTCCGGGGATGAGAAGCTTGCCGAGAAGATCGGCGGCGGATCGTTCGGCGGAGGTCTGAAGTTCAACTACGGACACGCCATGTATATCATCGATCTGAAGGAGCGAGCCAAAGGAATCCAGCTGCTGACGCTCAGCCACTCCCAGTTCAAGGAACTCGACGAGCGCAAGTTCAAACTCTGGGAGAAGAAGATCGCCAAGAATCCCCAGCATCCGTGTCCCATCTCGTCGGTCTACAACGCCTATCCCGTAGAGGTCGAAAAACGCAAGAACGGAGGTAAGACCGAGTATTACATCTCGATCGACAACGAGTCCGACCCCGAAACTTTGACCCGAGAGGAGATGACCATGCTTGTCAATGCGCCCCGCATCCCGGAGGTCGTATGCCGTTATACGCGCTATCACTTCGAGGCGACACTGGAGTTTCTCACCCAGTGCGACGACCGCTATGGGCTGCATGTGATGCAGAGCCCCGAGATGGCGGAGGCCGTAGAGACCTTCCGCGCCGAGATTCCCAAAGAGGACACCTCGTCGTTCAGTTTCGACAAGCGTTCGAAAGAGGCGCGTGAGAATGCCGATAGCAATGCCCTTACGATCGAATCCCTGTGCAGCCGCTTCGAAGAGCTCAAGGCGCAAGGCTTGGGTGACCGCACCGAAGAGGGTCAGGAACTGCGGGCCGCGATCCGCAGCTTCATCGAGCAGGAGAAGCTCCCGGTGCGCGTGACGCGCTCGGCGACCAATGACGAACTGCTCGACATGATCGAAGATGCCCTCGGGGATCGTGCCGGGAACGAAGAGGTACCCGCGGAGGAACCGCAAACTACTACGGAACAAGACGAGGAAGCGCCCCTGCGCCGCAGGCGTTAGCGGGTTACAGACGGGTTTATCGGGAGCGCCCCGCGCTCCCATTTTTATCTGCATATATCCATGAACCAAGATAAATCACCATGCCTGCTCTTGATGAATGACATGCACGCATCCAAAGAGGATGTCGCGGCCTTCGAGCGCAACTGGGCCGAGGCGCTGGAGCTCTGCACGGAGCGCGGCATTCGGGAGATCGCCCTCGGAGGCGATCTCTTCCAGAGCCGCACGGCACAGACGCTCGATGTGCTGCTGGCCGTACCCGACGCGCTGCTTGCGGCGCACCGCGCCGGCATCCGCGTTACGCTGGCCGAGGGGAACCACGATCTCGTGGATCAGGAGGCCCTGCGCGGCTACTGCCACGTCTTCGACCAGCATCCGAATATAGCGGTCGTGGACGACTTCCTGACGCTCGAAGACCCTGCATGGGATTTCGCGCTGCACATGATGAGCTATTTCCCCGAGGACGGGAGCTTCACTTCGCGTCTGCAAGCCCTCGTGATGGGAGGTCTCGCAGAAGGGAAGCTCAACTATCTGTATATCCACGAGGGTGTGAACGGTGCACTCTCGACGCCCGCGCCGCAGGAACTGCCGGCGCATATTTTCGACCGCTTCGACCGCGTCTTCGCCGGGCACTACCACAACCGGGCTGTCGTGCCCGGAACCCGCATCGAGTATATCGGCTCCTCGCGCCAGTTCAACTTCGGGGAGGACGAAGAGAAGGGTTACACGATTCTCTATACGGACGGCTTCTCGGAGTTCGTCCGCAATCGCGCCAACCTGCGCTACCGCACCCTCGACGTGGCGGCAACCGATGTGGATGTCCCGCTTTTCGATCGCATCGATGAAATGCGCGACGGGGGCCGTTGCCGCATCCGGGTGCGCGTCACAGCCTCGGCGACCGACACGGTGGACCGCCGTCGGCTGCTCGAAGCCGGAGCCGGGAAGGTCGAGGTCGTCGTGCAGGACCTGCGACGAACGGAGGTTCCCGAAGAGGAGGTACTGGAAAAATTCGACGGGGAACGCCTGCGCCGTGCCTACGGGGAGTTCTGCGACGCGCGCAACATCGACCAGAGGCTCGGAATGTCTTACCTGAAAAAAATCGACTTGCCATGTGGTATTTAGAACACGTCTCAGCACGGGATATATGCTCCTTCCATGAGTTGGAGTATTCGCCCGCACAGGGCACCACGACCCTCGTATTCGGCCGCAATGCCGACAACGACAACCAGCGGAGCAACGGCTCCGGAAAATCCACCCTCGTCGAGGCCATCGCTTTCGGCATCACGGGAGCGCCCCTGCGGCGCGTACGCTCCGAGGAGATCATCAACGACGGCGCCGAGACATGCCGCGTCGTACTGCGTTTCGGCAATACGGCCACGGGCGAGGGACTTGCCGTCGAGCGCGAGATCTTCCGCAAAGGAACCTCCTCCGTAAAATGCCTTGCGGGCATGGCCGGGGCATTGGAGGCGGTCGCACTCGAAAGCGTGGAGGCCGCCAACCGCTATATTCTCGAAAGGCTGGGCATCACGCGTGACGAACTTTTCTTCGCCTTCATCCTCTCGCGCCACCGCTACGAGGATTTCCTATCCAGCTCTGACAGGGAGAAGAAGGAGATCATCAACCGCTTCAGCAACGGCATCGTCGTGGACCGGGCCATCGAACAGGTCGAGGCGGACCTTGCTCCATTGGGTGAGGCCCTACGCGAAGCCGATCTGGAAATAGCTTCCCTCGACGGACGCATCGAGATGCTCGCGGAGCAGATTCATACCGAGGAAGAGACCAGAACAGAGAAAGAACGTTCGCGGCAGGAAAAGATCGACGGCATCAGCGCGGGCATAGCGGCCAAGCGCGAGACGATCCGCAGCGAAAAGGAGCTGATCGCCGCAAAGCGGGAGTTCTGCGGACATCTCTCCGGGATCGACGAACGGATGCAGGAGGTCGAGAACTCCGACGAGCCGCTCGCAGGCTGCATGGCCCGCGTCAGGGAGCTGCTCGCACCCGTGCCCGGAACGAAACTTACCGACTGGAGTAAGGTCTCCCAAATCAAGGAGCACCAGATCGCTGAGGCCCGTGCCGAGATCGACAAATGGACGAAGATCATCGCCATGACCGGCGAGAAGCTCGCCCGTGCCGCGTCCGACTTCGAGGCCCTGAAAAGCGAACATGCGCAGTTCGAGGCCGCCGCAGCGGAAAAAGATACCGTCCTTGCGGCCCAGATGCAGGAGCTCGAAGAGCGCCTCGGCTCGGCCACGGCACGCATCGGAGAGCTGCAACGGCGCAAACGGACGCTCTCGGCCGGTATCGAGGCGTTGCTGGCCCGGCTGGCCGGCACGGTAGAGTGTCCTGCCTGCGCGCACCGCTTCCTCGTATCGGACCGGACGTTCGACGTCGCAGCGGCACAGGCGGAGCTGACGCAGAAAGAGTCCGAGGTCGCGGGCGTCAAGAAATGTCTCCTGGATGACGAGGCCGAAGCCGGGAAAGTCGAGCAGATGATCATGGCCGTACGGGGCGAGGTGCGTACCTTGGCTGCAAACCGTCACGGATGGGAAGAGCGCATGGCCAAAGGAAAGCGCGCGGTCGAGGCCGCCGAGTACGAAATGGAAGGCGCGCGCTTCAATATCGGCCGCGTCAGGGACTATGTTGCGGCCCGCACCCGCGAGGTGGAGGACATGCGCCGCAGCCTCTTCGACGAAGCCTACGACGCCCTCGATGCGGTCCGCAAGAGTGCAGAGCGGGAGTCCACGCTCGCACGCGAGCGCATCGCCGCAGCCGAGAGCTCCATCGATACGCTGGAGCAGACCCTCACCGAGCTGGAGAAGACTACGACCGGGGAGTTCATAGCGTCGCTCCGCACATCGCTCAAAGAATACCGCCGCAAGGAGGCGGAGATCGTGGAGCGTCGCCGTGAACTGTCGGGACGCATCGCAACGCTGCAGGCCCAACAACAGACCTTCGTGCAATTCCGCACCTACTTGGCCAATACGAAAATCGAGGCGTTGGCAGGGATGCTTAACAAAGTGCTCGAAGATCTGGGGTCGGACCTGCGCGTAAACCTCTCGGGATATACCCAGCTCAAGAGCGGTGCCGTGCGGGAGAAGATCTCGGTGTCGATCCTGCGCGACGGCATGGATGCCGGAGCCTTCGCCAAGTTCTCCGAGGGAGAGCGTGCGCGCGTAAACCTCGCTTCGATCGTGGCCATGCAGCGACTTATAAACGGCAACTGCGATTTCGGAAAAGGCTTGGACCTGCTTTGCATCGACGAGGTGATCGACGCCATGGATGCGGACGGACTTGCAAGTGTCTTCGCCGCACTGAACCGTCTGGAGGCAACCGCGCTGGTCGTATCGCACGGACTCGTGCAGGAGAACTATCCCCACCGCATAACCGTCGTCAAGGAGAATGGAGAGTCCCGAATCGAGCAGCGGTAGACTTACACGCTTCGAGTTGCTGGCCCTCGACGTGGCCACCACGACGGGTTACTACTCGCTGCACGGCTCCGGAGCGTGGCGATTCCATGCCACACGTCATCGCCGCACCTATCTGGAGTTCTACCGTACGCTCCGGGAGTTCATACTCCGGCACGGCATACGCCGTATCGTGGCCGAGGACGTGAGCTTCAACGCCCACAACCGTGATCTGCGAAAACTCTCCGAACTGCGGGGCATCGTGCTTCTTGTGTCGGAAGAACTGAACCTGCTGCCCGTAGAGTTCGTGAACGCCTCCTCGCTCAAGAAATTCGCCACAGGAGACGGCCACGCCGACAAGGTACGGATGATGGCCGCCTGCATCGACGACTACCGTTTCCACCCCTCCTCGCATGACGAGGCCGATGCCTTTCTGCTCTTTCATTATTACGTCCGCAAGCACCGCATCCGGTAGCGGACCCAGATCGCTCACTTTGATCGCGGGGCGGAACACAATATCCGCTCCGTACAGTTCCCAATTTGACGCTACCCATAAGCTGACAGTTCTACCAGTTTATTTCTAACAGCAAGTCAATGAACGTGAGTGAAAAAGCAACAAACAGCGCCGTACTGCCACGACAGCGAAGAGTCTATATGTGAGCGTACGGCCTTATTCAACGAACTGATACTTCCCAACCTGAATCTGGTCTACAAGCTCTCGATTCAGTTCTCTTCCCATCGACAGGACATCGATGAGAACTACAACGAGTGCCTGGCCAATCTTTTCAGGTATATCCATACCTACGACAGAGAGAGGTCCCTTCAGAACTGGATTTATATCTGTTGTAAGCGGCTGATAGTCGATCTGGACCGTCGGCGTGCAGCCTTCAAGACCACGGACGCCCTCAATCCGGAGCATATCATAAGTCATTACGCCGAAGATGCCGAACGTGTAAGCGGCAACTGCATGGGAATGAGCAATTACAAGGAGTTCTACAACGATGATATCCTGCAGGCTCTCGAACGTCTGAATCCCATATACCGCGAGGCGCTGCTCCTCCAGCAGGCCGGATACAAGCTCGAAGAGATCATGGAGATCGCTCTGCGCCGTGGAACGCTTGCAACACGGAATATCGAGACGGTAAAAAGCCGCCTGTTTCTGGCCAAACTGAAAATGCGTCAAATGATCGATCGCGATGGAAACGGCCGCAAGAAGAAATAGATGGGTCGAGAGGCTCTTCACGCTTCTCATGCGCTGCACCCTCGACGAGGGGTTCCGATTCCCCGGAGGGGGCCTCGCACGCCGGGCCGTGGATGGGTGCATGGAGGTACTCGCAGGCAGTGCGGAAGCTCCGTCCCGCGAGAAAGTCGTGGACTTCTGTGTCTGTCAGGTCTACGCGCTGACTTTCGATGCGAAGATGCTGCGGGGTTGGACGCCCCTCATTCGTTCGGGAGGAAGGCTCTGGAGCGCTTCGCTCGCAACACCAGCACGCACCGCTACTGGGAGGATCGATGGCTGAAGGAACACGGCCTTTCGCGCGGAGGGTTGCTGCACGAGGTGCGCGACCGTTCGCAGCATCCTCTTGCGAAGTTTCTCTATCCGGAATATGAAGACGCCACCAAGTGCCGCCGTATCGGTACCGAAGCAGGGCTCTACGTTTGCAGCCTCTCGACGCTGCTGTGGACGCCCCTCTCGCCCGTATGCCGCGAGTGTACCATGGCCGAGAAATGCCGAGAAATGACGTGCGAACGCTATCCCGAACTATACCGCCTGCGGGTCGAACACGGTAAACAGGGAGGGCGCTCATGAGCACGACGCGTAATGCCCTTTCGGCCGAGTACCTCTATGAGCTCTACTCGACGGCCATACGCCATGACGTCGTATGCAGCATACTCGTAGCACACATGCGCCGCGAATACCTTCCCGACCGCACGTTTCAGCATGTGCAGGAGGTCTTCGAGAATCACTACCGTACATACAAGTCACCGCCTTCGTATGCCGTACTCGCGCAGACGTTCGCCTCGGATTTCGATGCGCTGGAGCTGGTGAACACTTTCCGCGAGTACGACGGCGAGAACAACCCCGAAGCGGTTGTCGACCTGCTCGAAACATACATCAAGGGCGTGCGCCTGCAGGCCGTCTACGGCGAGGTGGGAAAGCTCTACAACCAAAGCCGGCAGGCCGAGGCCGAAGCGAAACTCAAGGAGTACGCCGAGTGGCTGGCGGGGTTCACACTCAAGGATTCGGCATTCGTAGACGTGGTGAAGACCTTCTCCGTGCGCTTCGGCCGCAACCGCCGCCGCGAGGAGGAGCTGCAGGCATCGGGCGTAAGACCCGTTACACGGTTCTACATCCCCGATCTGGATGAGCTCAACGCCGGGCGTAATCTGCGCGGGCAGCTATCGTGCATCCTCGCATCCACGGGTGTCGGAAAGTCGCACATGGCCAAGTTCGTCGGGATACGAGCCAACGTGGACGACGGTCTCCATGTCCTGCACTTCCAGCTCGAAGGCTCCGAAGAAGAGGCCCTGAACGCATACAGCGGAGGACTCATCGCCCGCAACGCCTTCTACTTCGAGCGGGGACGTATTTCCGAACTGGAAATGCGTCGCTTCGAAAAGGAGATAGAACGTTATGCCGGAAGCATTACCGTGAGGTCGTTTCCCCGGTTTGCGGCACACATATCGACCATAGACATCCGAAACGGAATTGCCGAATACCGCAAGATCAACGCCCGAACGCCCGACATCGTCATTATCGACTCGATGGACCTCTTGAACGACGCTTCGCGGCGACAGTGGGGAGCAGAGCACGAGCGGTCGAAACGCATCGCCGTAGCGAACGACCTGAAGGATCTCGCGGCCGACGAGAACCTCTGGATGGTGGCGACCTATCAGGCGACCATCGAGAACCGGGACTGGCTGAACGACGAGAACAACGTGCTCACAGAGTACAACTGCTCGGAAGCCAAAGGTCTGGCGCGGCCTTGCACGCACCTCATATCACTCAACCAGTCCTCGGCCGAGCGAGAGGCGAACCTCATGCGGCTGCATGTGGCTAAAAGCCGCTTCTTCCGCAAGGGAGATACCTTTCGCATCGCCACCGACTACGACAACGAGACCTTCTACGATGCGGCAAGGACCCTTAACATGAGAAGGTAGTTCTTCTTTATTGAATAGTTAGCTCCGACCATAATATTTTGGTCGGAGCCTATTGCATTGCATAAAATTTATTCTGCACCTTGATCTGGGTCAGGGTATGTTGGAGGTATCCCCATTTTTATTTGTAGTTCATAGAGCGCACGTTTGGTATATCTTAATGGGTGCTCTATTTGCGTAAGGCTAAGTAATTTTGACAAGGCAGGTTCTATTTTTCGATTCACATAATACTCATATTCTGCCTCCATTGTTTGAGCGATTAAGCCATGATTATCATTATAGCTGGTTTTCATAGCATTGATGAGTTCACGCAATATTTTACGGTCATCATAGCCTAAATTGTTCTTACGCACCAAGCATCTATAATACGCCTCAATATGATAGGGATTTATTTTGTTCTTCTCATAATTACTCTTTGCCAAAGATAAAGCTTCTGGGTAATTATGAAGTTGTACCAAAACCGTTACTAATTCTCTGGCAGCTTTAGAATATGATGCATTCTGTTCCAGTATATTACGAAATAGTCGCTCTGCATTTGGCAAATCGCCAGATAATCTACACATGAAGCCTTTGAGAAATAATTTGTCTTGTCCGTGCATTTCTTCCACTGCAACATCGAATTTTGATATATTCTGCTTTCGGGCTAAAGAGAGACAATACCAATAATTGATTTCCCGTTTTGCACCTTGATAAATACGGTGACCTTCTTTGAGAAATCCTTCACAGAGTTCAATAACAGCATCATAATGCTCTTTGTTATATAACTCGATAATGGATTTTATTGCTACAGACGGTATAAGGTATTTGCTGTCATATTGCCCATTTTTTATTGCAATCTGAATTCTATATAAATAATCAGAGAGGTCTTCAGTTTCAAAAGAATGTGCTAATGGCTCTGACAAATATTCTTTAGCCCTCTGCTCCATTCGTTCAGAAAAGCGGGCCAACGGTTTATAACCGGCGCGGTCAATATAATCGGCAACTCCGGCATCAAGTTGGATATACTCGTGATTTGGGCCAAAAAATTCGATTAAAGATAAATAATGCAGATCATCAATAAGTTGATAACAATTTTCCTTGAATTCGTCTCCAACAATCTTCAGTAACATATGATCACTAACAGACCCTAAAGATGCCAATAAAACCATGATATCCATCAACTTCAAATCATCAACACCTGTTACTGTACAGTAATCGATAATTTCTTTTATCACTTTATCTCCAAACGCTATAATATGTTCTGCGTTTTTTCTCGCCAGCATTCGGCCGTCTCTATCAATGGTGTCAATAGCCATAAAGATTTGTTCTGGAGAGCTATTAAGCTTGGTTGTCCAAAATATTACATCCTCTTTGTCGATGACCTGTAATCCAATATTTCGGGCATAAGCATAAAAAAGAGTTTTCCGATCAGCTTCACTTAAAGGATGTAGCTCAACGAATAAACAGTCTTTCCGATCTCGCACAAGATAGGTCTTAGGCGTTTGCACGCTCGCGATGAAGAGACCTATAAATTTTTGAAGAGATGGATTGGTTAGAATATCGACAAACCAATCTGCAATGTTCCCACTCGGAGAAATGCATGCGCCATTATCAATAATCAGAATATGTTGTTTACTTTTATATGCCTGATTCAACAGATCAACTGCAACACTGACTTTTTTATCTTTATCCCAAATATCCCATGAAAAATCAGTCAGATCGTATGATAACAAATAATAATTCAGTTGAAGAATAAAATTCTCAATGGAATCGCCTCGAGACAAAGATATGTCAAATGGATCTTTGGCGTACCCTAATTTAGATTGAGTGAATTTTTTCAGGAATTTCCGCCGCCCAATATCCTTGCGTCCACTAACAACAATCGCCTTGATATCCTTATAGTTACTTGAAGAATATAATTTGCTTTCCAGGTACTCCATCTCATTATTGCGTCCAACAAATAACTCGTCACGCATTTTAATCTCAGGTCTCTTCCGATAGATAATCTCCCGTTGTTTCAGAATAATATCACGGGACAATAATCGGGTATTCATGAAAGTTTTGAGATTCATCACCTCTTCTTTCGTAATCCAAGTCGGAATATTACTACACGTAAATTTGACAGTAGGATCAATTATATAAGGGAAAAATTCAAGTTTCCCTTTCTCCATTCTGTCTCGAGCCTTTTCAATCTCAATTTTAACCCAATCCGACTCTAAAGCACTTTGTGATATCAGAAGGATGAAAATATCGGCATTTCTGATATTTCTAAAAATTTCGTCTTTGCTTTTTCTTGCAGGTTCAAAATCGTATGCATCCACAATACATACTGTTCGCCCTAAATTTTCGACCAGTGATTCAACGAAAGATTTTTGAATACTACTATGGGATATGAATGCTTTAATCATAACGTGTGTTATATAACAATATCATGATAAAAATACAACATTTTACCTTAACTAAAAAATAAATTTCAAGCTTCTTTAATTCTCGACCTTGTTCCTATCCTACTCTTAAAGGCCATGAACAAGGAACACGCATACATCATCGAAGAGCTCGCCCGCGAACTCGGCGCCCGACGCGACGGTTCGGGCCGCAACCTCATAGCCCGGTGTCCGTACTGTGGCAAGGAGGGCAAGTACGGTGTCTACATAGGCCCTGAAACAGCCCGTAAGAAACCCTTCATGGCACACTGCTTCTCATGCGGGGCTTCCACGCATTCGCTGGAGCGCACCCTCGAAGCCCTCGGACGCATGGACCTGCTGCCGACGCCCACGACCGACCCCGAAGCCAAGCTCGACTGCAACCTGCTTTTTCCGCTCGATGCGGGCGAGGAGATCGATGACGAACTGGGCATCGTGGAGCTTCCCGAATTTTACAAACGCACCTTCCTGCACCCGTACCTCAAAGGGCGCGGATTCACCTTCGACGACTACGAGTTCTTCCCAGTGGGTACGACGCGGGGCCTGAACTTCCGCTACGACGACTACGTGATCTTCCCTGTCATCGACTCCGGCGATACGGTGGGTTACGTCGCCCGCCACCTCTGGCCCAAGGGTGAGATCGACGCTTATAACCGGCGGGCGAAATTCACGGGCGACTACGCCATACGGCGCTTTCGCAACTCCACGCAGAACGATTTCGTGAAGCTGCTCTACAACTACGATGCGGTGCATGAGGGCAGCACCGAAACGGTCATCCTCTGCGAGGGCATCTTCGACGTGGTGGCGCTCACGCGCAAGCTCGACCTCTACGATTCGGAGCGTGTGGCCGCCGTGGCCACCTTCGGAAAGAAAATATCGCAGGCCCAGATCTACAAGCTCCAGACAAAGGGCGTGCGCAACGTCGTAGTGGGATACGACGGCGACGCTGTGGACGCCACGAAGAAGACCGCCGAGGAGCTCGGCCGCTACTTCGAGGTCCTCGTGGCCGATATTCCCGATCCGACGAAAGACTGGGAAGACCTCTCCCCGCAGGAGATCTACGACATCTTCGCCTACCGCCTGCGGACACCCGTAGAGTACAAAATCAACAAGATACAGCAACAATGAACGATCTTATACTCTGGCTCGACAAAGAGCGCATCGACTACCGCGTCATAGACAACGAGGTGGTCGATATACCGGAGTTCGGACGCCTGTTCTGCGCCGACCTTACGGGAGTGAAGAGTATCTTCCGTCAGAGGGGCGACGAACAGGTCTTCAACCTGATGGAAGATCCGCAGGCGCTTATCGACGAGGGTATCTTCCACGTCGCCTTTCCCTTTGGCTGCAACTGGTACTACTACGATCTGCGCGGGGAGTTTTCCATGAATATCCTGAAGCATGTCGGACGGCCGAAACCAGACAGTTGCAACGTGGAGTTCGTGAACCTCGGTGTACACACTCCCTATGAACTGCTCAACGCTTCGGGCGATATCGGGGTGTGGGTCCGCAAGGCCAAATGGATGGGCCATACCGCCCTCGGCATCTGCGACCGCAATACGATGGCCGGGACGCTGACGCTTCAGAAGGAGTGCGCCGAGGCGGGCATCAGGCACGTCTTCGGCTATTCGCTCGCACTGGACGACGACGGCGCGGAGGTTCCGATGAAGGTCTACTGTCAAACGCAGCAAGGGCTTCAGAACCTGCTACGCATCCAGAAGGCCGTTATGGTGGACCGCGAGGACGGAAGAATCGACATGGAGAGCCTCGCAGCGCATGGCTGCGGCAACGTCCTCGTGCTGGGAGTGCTCGCAGCGGAGTGGATGACGCAGAACCGACCGGCTATCGGGCGGCTGCGCGAAGCTTTCGAGGCCGTCTACTACCAGATAGATCCCACGGAGTTCAAGGCCGACCGTATCGACATACAGCGGTTGGAGAGCATGCGTCGATACTTCCATGAATTCTGCCGGGGCGGTGCGTTCGAGGTCGAGCCGGTGCTGATCCCGGAGTGCTACTACATCGACCGGGCTGACGCCCGCAGCAAGATCATCCTGAACAAGATCGCCACGGGCGCCGCGCACGAGCAGAGCGACGAACAGTATCTGCGCTCGGCCGGAGAACTGCTCGATAAGCTGCGACCGTTGTTCGACCCTGCGCGGTGGGATGTGGACGAGCTGTTCCGACGCATGTGTCGCCATACGGTCGTAATCGCCGAGGGTGTTGAGGCAGCATATCGAACGGATACTGTCTTCATGCCGCGCTACGACATGACGCCGGACGAAAAAACGAAATATGGCGATACGCATACGATGTTTCTCTCGCTGCTCGAAGAGGGTTTTTCCAAATTGGTCCCTGCGGGAAAAGAGGCTGAGTATCGAGAACGGCTCGACAAGGAAATTTATATCCTCGAATCGACGGACAACGTAGATTATCTGTTAGTGCAATACGACACCGTAAACTGGGCGCGCCGCAATGGTATCCTCGTGGGTTGCGGCCGCGGTTCGGCGGGAGGCTGTTTGGCCCTCTACCTGCTGGGCATCACGCTGATCGACCCCGTGAAGTACGGCCTGCTGTTCGAGCGTTTCCTGTTGCCCGAACGCGCCGGATTGTATGAAGCCCGCACGACGCGCATCGTGGGACGCATCGACTCGCAGGACAGTTACCGCCTCGGGCTGGAGAACGGCCGCGAAATTCTGCTGGACCGCGACGCCCGGCTTATGGTTCGTCGCGGTGAAAAGATACTGGAAGTATATGCCGACGAGCTGCGCGAGCAGGACGACATCCTGTTCGACAATCGCGATTTATTGTTTGAGATAGACCGACAACTATGAGAATAACGAAGATCACGCACGAAAAAGTCCCGGCCGAGGTCCTCGACACGATAGTGGACGACGGCTACTTGCAAGGCTCCGGCCGTACCATGGCGGATTGCGACATCGACTTTCAGGCCGACCGCCGTCAGGAGATCAAGGAGTATCTGGAACGCCGTTACGACACCGGCGGACGGCAGCGGGTCTTCTCGGCCGGAACGTTCTCTACGATGAGACTGAAAGCCTGCCTGAAGGACGTCTGCCGCGTGCATAAGATACCCGTGTCGCTGGCTAACTATATCTCGGCGATCATCGGCTCTTCTGATGCGACATGGACCGACCTGTTTCGTCTGGCGGCCCGCACGCCTAAACTGCGGCGTTTCGTAAACGACTACCCGCAGGCTATCGAGGACATGCGTCCGCTGCTGGGACAGCCTCGCTCGGCCTCTGTTCACGCCTCGGCCATACTCATCACACCCGAAAACCGCGACGGAGAGGCTGCCGAGTGCTTTGACTTCACGCCCGTAAAGCGTGTGGACGGCATGCTCGTGAGCGAGCTGGACGGCTACTCGCTGGACGAGGTGGGGCTTCTGAAGAACGACTGCCTCGGTATTCTGGAACTTACCAAGATACAGTCCGTACTCAACGAGGTAAGCCGCCGGTACGGCGCAGGCGTCTCTTTCGAAGGGATCGTCCTCAGCGGATTGGATGACGAGAAGACCTACGGCCTGCTCTGCGAAGGCTACACGGCCAATGTCTTCCAGCTCTCCTCGGCAGGCATGACGCGCTACCTGCAGGACATGCAGCCGGCAGCCATAGGCGACCTGATCGCGGCCAACGCCCTCTACCGCCCCGCGACGCTCGACTCGGGCGCTGCGGAAAACTACCTGCGCTGCCGTCTGGGCGAAGTGGCTCCGGTTTACCTGTGGGGAACCTATGATGCCCTGAAAGACACCTACGGGCAGTTGATCTATCAGGAGCAGGTCAGCCGACTCGTCCGCGACGTGGGCGGCTTCTCGCTGGCCGAGGGTGTGAGGTTAGTCAAACTGATCTCCAAGAAGAAGGTCGATGCGATTCACGCCATGCGCGAAAAGTTCATGGCCGGGGCCGCGGAGAAAGGATGTCCCAAGGACGACGCCCTGCGCATCTGGGATCTGATCGAAAGTGCCGGAAACTATCTCTTCAATTTGTCCCACGCCACGGCTTACGCGATTACGGCCTATGCCGGCGCATGGCTCAAGGCCAACTACCCAACGGCGTTCTACACCGTGGCTCTGCAATACGCCGATGACCGGGAGATCATCGCGCTGATGTCCGAAATGGAGCGGTGCTCCGCGGCCCGTATCGTGCCGCCCGACATCAACCGCTCGCAGGTGCAGTTTTATACCGACTACGGCACGGACAGCATCTATTGGTCGCTCGGCCGCATCAAGATGATCGGCGTCAAGACCGCCGAGCATATCGTCCGCGAGCGGGAGCGCGGCGGAGAATTTACGGGCATCGAGGATTTTGTGCGCCGGATCTTCCGTCACCGGCTCAAAAAGTATCGCACTTGGGAGGACGACCTTCCGCCAGCCGAAATGGAACGTGTTCCCGTGAATGCCCGCCATATGAGGCACCTGATCTTGGCCGGGTGTTTCGACCGTGCGGAAGGCATCGACTCCGTGGCTGACCGCTACGGCATCCTGCAACGTGCCGCTGCGGAGTTAGGCTTTGCTCTCGACGAACAGGACTATCCAGCCGATGAAATTGCCAAGCACCACTTCTGGTCGCGCCTTCAGATCGCCGTCGCGGGCATTGGCTCCGTAGACTACCGCCGCATCTTCGAGGAGTCACAAGTGCGGCCCAAAATCAAAGGACGCGCCTCGTACATGAGTCTGCACGATGCGCTGGTGATGGAGAACGAAGGAAAAAAAGTTGCCATTTGTGCAACCGTAACCGACGTGGAGGAGCTATCCTATAGGGACAAGACGACAGGCGACCGGGTGGCCTTTTGCAAGATGATATTGCAGCAGAATACCGATACGATCGAGGCGGTCTGCTGGAACGACTTCTTCAGTACCCGCCGCGCCGAGATCATGGGGCTCAAGGACCGTATCGTGGTGCTCACGGGCATCATCCGTTACAGCGACTTCTCGGGCACCAATACCCTGCATACGACCAAAACAACCATATTATCGCAAGAGTGAGACCTATTATCATTGCCATCGTAGGCGCTTCGGGTTCCGGCAAGACCACGCTATCGAAGTACCTGCAACGTAAATACGGCATTCCCGCCATTGTATCGACCACCACGCGCCCGCGTCGCGCGGACGAGGTCGAAGGCGAGGATTATTTCTTCGTGCGCAGCACCCGGGGCATCGGTCGGGAGACGATGCTGACCTATACCCGTTTCGGAAAGCACGAATACTTTTCTCTGAAAAGCCAGCTCCCTGCGTCCGGCTACTGTACCTACGTTGTGGACGAGAATGGCATCCGTGCGCTCAAACTCGCTTCCGGCAAGGAGTATGATGTCTTTACGGTTTATGTCGCCTGTCGGGTGGAGCACTTGCCTGCGCGTGGCATCGATGCGGAACGTATCGAGCGCGACAGCCACCGCCGTCAGGTCGATTATTCCCTGATCGACGTGGTGCTGGGAAACAATGGTACAGAGGCGGAGTTCCGAGAAGGTGCCGACCAAGTTCTAAAAATTCTGGAGCAATGGCAGCACCTGCGGTAGAGAAGAAGATTTATACGGCCATCGGCCTCGACTTTGAGACGGGCGGGCTCGACCCCGTGCGCTGTGCATGCACGCAGATCGCCCTCGAAGCTATCCGGCTCGACACACTGGAGGTGTTCGACCGCTACAACTGCTATATCGCCCCGTACTGCAAGCAGGAACTGGGCGCGGCACGCCGCAAGGTGCTCCGTACCAAACATGAGCAGGCGCAGCCATCAGAGCGCATGGACTACGAACCGCGGGCGCTGGAATATTCGGGCATCACGATGGAGCGGCTCGAAGCGCAAGGCATCGACCTGAAAGAGGTCGCAGAAAACGTGATCCGCTTCGCCCAAGGGGCTACGCTCTCCAAAGGCGTGCAATGCAAGCCGGTGCTCATAGGCCAGAACATCGCTTTCGACATCGGATTCCTTACGCAACTGATGAGCTATGCCGGCCTTACGAAAGAGTACGAGAAGACCTTTGCCGGCAAGACGGACTTCTACGGCAATTTCCAGCCGCTCTATTTAGACACGATCCTGCTCGCGCGTCTGGCGCTGGGGGCCGATCCCGAGATTATGTCCTACAAACTGGAACTGGTGGCCGAGCGCCTCGGCATCGAACTCGACGACGCCCACGACGCCGGGGCTGACGTTACAGCGACGCTCGACATCGTACGGGTCTGCGCAGCCCGTATGCGTAACAGCGAAGGACCGACACCCAATGGCGCACAAAAAGAGAAAACGAGGAATCATTTTCTGATATGATGGAACAGAATGAAAATATCGTACACGGCCATAACGACAAAGGGGAAGAAACTATTACTTTCCGCGTAGAGGACCTTACGACCTACGGCGTGCTGGGAGCCGACGGCGTGGAGTTTATGGCGGCGATCTCAGGCTACGGGCTCAACATCGCCTTCAACATGAAGCTCATCAACTCGCTCGCGGATGCCGAGGCGATGGCCGACAGCATGGCCGATGTTTTCTACGAGGCCCTCATGGACCAGCTCATCGCTCAGAAGCGGGAGTTCGCAAAACCACCGGAAGTAAAGTAGCCTATTCTTATGTGAAGAGACTCCGAATGTTTGTTCAGAGTCTTTCAATAAACGACAATGGCAAAGAAGATCACACAATCTACCCAAACTCTCGAAGAGCAGGTGCTCACGCCCCAGCAGGAGCAGTTCTGCCAGCTCTACGTCTGCGGAGGACTGCAATATGCCGGACAGCTTGCCAAGTGCTATGCGGAGATATTCGGAACCGATACCGAGGATATTCGTGTCGAAGCCCTGCGCCTGACTCGCCGCCCCGCAGTCATGGCCCGTATCCGGGAGCTCGGAGCGGATATGATGAGCGATACGGAAAGTATTGCCCTCAAGATGCAGATCAGCGAAACGCTGAAAACCGTCATGCGTGAAACGGCAGAGGGAATATACACGGACCGGTTTGGAAACCCCATATCACCGGCACCGCTGCGGGCCGTGGCTGTGAATGCTGCCAAGGCACTCATGGAGCTCTATCCCGTGAAGCACGGCAGCGAGACAAAGTTTAAGATCGAAGGCTCGCAGAACGGTATCATCTTCAATGTCATCGTACCGCAAAAACCAGCCCCGGACGAGTATGCCGAAGCAGAATGGATCGAACAGACGTAAGGTCACGCGTCAGCAGGTGGAACGGACAGTTTACCTCGTGCTCATTGTCCTCTTGGCCCTTTACGGCCTGCGGGACAGCGGGGCTGCCGTGAGCCTGATCGGAGCTGTCAAAGATGCATTTTTATTACTTTTCAACTTAACACCATGACAAATACAAGCGAAAAATTCCGGCAGTTCGTGGAAGAGAATTTCAAAATCATCATCACCGTATTGGCATTCGCCGTAACGACTTACGTGCAGTTCGCCAACAACACGACGCGTATTGCCGAACTTCAAGGCAAGTGCGTCGATTTGGAAACGAAGATCGCCGACCAATACGACCGCATCAATGCCATCAAGCTCGACAAGGCCGTATTCGAGGCTACCATGACGCAGTTCTCGTCCATACAGTATGACCTGCGTGAGATGCGGGCCGACATCAAGGAACTGCTTAAAAACCAACAGTAGAATGAAAAGAGTTAAAGACAGAGTGAGGATTCTCCCTTCCGTAGAATTGAGCGACATGCGGTTGTCGGGCTTGGCCGGGCGTTGCGGCGTCGTGACAGAGCAGGTGCTGGCCATCCCCGGTAAACTGATCGGCTGCATGGTGCTGCTCGACAAACCCTTTCAGGGCGAGCACCTGTGGTTCATACCTCAAGACGCCCTCGAAGATGAAACGGCTCGTTAACCGCATCCTGCTCATCGCGCTGGCATCGGCCGTTGCGGCGACGGCGCTGCTGTGGCGGCGGGCCGCACGGCTCGAAAGCGAGCGGGACCGCTACCGCCAAAACACCGAAACGCTGCTCGCCGACATCGAGCGACGGCAGATAGACTCCACGCGCATGGCTCTCGACGTGCGCACGCTTCGGCTCACGGTGGCCGAGTTCGAGGAGTACCGTGCCGAAGATGCCGAACTGATCCGCCGTCTCGGATTGCGGATCAAAGATCTCGAAGCAGCGGCACGGCATCATATGGAAGTCGAGGCACAGATTACGGCACCCTTGCGGGATTCGGTAATCATGCGCGACACGGTATTCGTGCCGGTAAAAAACGTAGAGATGATAAATCCCCATATCGAGTTCAGGGGAATTATTGCAGACAATACGCTCCGGGCAGATGTACGGATTCCCGTAACGCTTCATCAGGCGATTGCCGTCGAGTACAAGCACAAGTTCCTTTGGTGGCGGTGGAAGGTCAAAGGCATTCGCCAAATCATCACCAGCGATAATCCCTACGTGGAGGTGAAGTATTCGGAGTATATACGGGTCGAAAAGAAAAGGTAGTGCATGTATTTCTCGGAACAATATACCGTAATCGGCATAAATTTCGTTCTCTTTGCGTAGTATTTTTCATACAACAGGACCGGAGCAAAATCTTGTTCCGGTCTTGTTTTTATTTACACAACAGAATTGTTATTCGTCTTCGCTGTCGTCTGGGATATATGTTTCCGTATCTATTTCGTATCTGCCGAACGTATTGACTGCATTTGCCAAATAGATACAGCCATCCTCCATACGAGAAAATTCTCTTGTGGGAGTATCGAATACATATCCGCCTTGATCGCTCATGTAAGCATTGAAAGCGTCTAATGCCACGTTGAATACAGAAATCTTTATCATGTCAGTCGTATTGGAATCCTTTTATTTTTTGTCTTTGATTACATGCTTGGGAAATTTTGTGTATTCACGGACCGCATCTTCATAGCGGTCTTTAATCATGGCATATTTCGGAGACTGACGTACTGCGGCATCGGCCTTAACGATTAGTTCGTTGTCACTCTCGTGACAGAACAAATTATGCGATCCTGTCGCATTCGCTTTCAGATTGTGGAGCAATATATCAAGATCCTCGTATTCGTCTATTTGCAGGCAGTATTGGATAGCCTCTAACGTGCTTGCGAAAGCTTTGATGTATTCCCCGATCTTATGTAACGTATAGCTTCGGTTTACCGCTGCATCATAAGCGCTCCTTGCAGCTATTTGCTCGATTTGTGAGTGTTGTTCGTTGATCTCTGTTTTTAACCTTTCAATTTCAGCCAATTTACTTTTGATTTCCAGTGCATTGATGATCTGCCAACCGACAGCAAAAGTTACAAGAATACCGACCATCCCGACCATCACTCCGATAAAAGTATCGAGCGATACTGCCGTTAACGATACGGAGCGGCACCACCACAATACGGCCAAGATTACAACGCCCGCAAGGGCCATAAGCGAAAGAATTATGCTGAGATTCTTTTTCATGTTTGTCTAAAATATTTTCTGCCTCACGAATATACAAAATTTTGCAATCCCTTCCTCACTCTTCAGCCTATTCTTTGACGTAATCAACGACGTCAAAGATGAAGCTGACCCTTACCAGGATCTTCAAAGGCCCGGACTACACCATAGGCAAACTCTCAATCAACGGAGCGTATTTCTGCGATACGCTTGAAGATGCAGTACGCAATCTTCCGCCAGTTTGCCCCGATACACCGCAGGGCAAATCCTGCACCTGCCGCGAAAAAGTCTACGCCCGCACGGCCATTCCCTCCGGAACATACAAAATCACGATGGAACACAGCCCGCGCTTCGGGCGTGCACTTCCGTACCTGCACGACGTGCCGCATTTTCTGGGTATCCTGATTCATTCGGGCAATACGGCTGATGACTCGGCCGGCTGCATCCTCGTGGGCCGGAACAAGGCCAAAGGCAAGGTGCTCGACTCGCGCGTTATCTTACAAGCCCTGATCGAGAGAATCGGAAAACAGTCGGAGATAACCATCGAAATTCGCTGATGGCCGGAAAGAAACTCATACCGCCCGACGGACTGAAGATCGACTTCCAGCCTTCGCCCCGACAATACGAGTTGTGGAAACTTCTACAGCCCGAATGTCCCGTGTGCGGTGGAAAAGTCGAGCAACGTCTCGTAGGCTTCGATCAGAACCGAAACCCACAGTACAAACCTTGCTGTACGAACTGCAATAATTCGAATATCCCCCAGCTTATCCTCGGCGGAGGCGCGGCTGGGGGCGGTTGAGCAAGTCCTATTTGATGTCTGTATGGCTTGTTAGCTGCTGCCTGCGCTATGCCGATTTTCGGGCCGTTATCGCCCGAAAGACGCTCAAATCGCTGAAAGAATCTACGTGGAATACCGTCCGCAAGGTCGTCAAGGATTGGGGACTGCAGGAGGATGTGAACTACAAGGTCAACAACTTGGCCGGATCGCTCCAGTTCTGGAACGGCTCGATCATACTCATGCTGGAGATGGCGGACTTGCCGAGCGATCCCAATTTCGAGCGTTTCGGCTCGATAGAGGTCAGCGCGGTAGGCGTGGACGAATGCTCGGAGATTTCACAGCGTGCCATTGAGGTGCTCTTCTCGCGTATCCGTTGGAAGGTACATGAAACGCTCGGCGTCTCGAAGATGCTGATGACGACGAACCCGACGACCAACTGGATACGTTCGCGCTTTGTGCAGGATGATGAAGGCAACAAGGTAACCACGCGTGAAGGGGAATTCTATGTCCCGTTCTCTGTGTTCGACAACCCTGACATCGCCTTCCGCCAGACCTACGAGGCTGCGCTGAACAAGATCAGCGACCAGGCGACCAAAGAACGCTTGTTGTTCGGTAACTGGGATTTCGTGGAAGCCAATAGCATGGCTATCTACAACCGTTTCGACGGCACGCGCCACCTTGTGTCCAACCTCAAGGAAGAGGCATACGATCCCACCAAACCGCTCATTACGGTCTGGGACTTCAACGTCGCACCGCAGATGTCCGTATTGTTGGCTCAGATCGACTATGATAAGAAGAAGGTTTATATTCTCGAAGAGTTGCTGGGAAAGCCCGAAAGCAAGGAGAACAATACGCCGGCAATGAGCCGCCGACTTCGCGACCGACTCTACCGATATAAACATATCGGCGGCGTCGATGTCACGGGAGACCCTTCGGGATTACAGCGCTCGACCGCCAGCGAGGACGGAGTGAACAACTACACCCAGATCCTCGACACGCTGGGCGGCGGCGTATTGCGTCCCAAACTCAAGTTGCTCAAAAAACAACCGCCGCAAGTCGTACGATGCGATTTCGTCAATCAGATTTTCGAGGGATATGGCGGTTGGGAGATACGCATCGATCTGCGGTGCCGCAAACTGACCGAAGATTTGATTTATCAGCTACGCAACGACGACGGTTCCAAGTGCAAGAAGAAAATCATGGACGGTAAAACAGGCGTCAAATACGAGAAGTACGGCCATCTGTCCGACTGCCTCGATTACTTGTTGTGCTTCTATCTGCGGGACAGTTGGTATCGTTTCAAAAACGGAGCTGACAGCACGACAGGAGTGCTCTCGACCGCCGTGTTGCACGAAGGATTCTGTTATTAACGACATGTAAAAACATACTATAGATACCATGTACCGGAGATTTCTCAACGACAATGACTATCTGAGCGTCATTACCCCCGAAGCGCTCGCGCAAATCACACGCGGCAATACCGAACGTCTGGCGCAGGCCGAGGAGTCGGCCGAAATGAGTGTTATCGAGTACCTGAGCGAGAATTACGAGGTGGAGAAAGAACTTTGGAAAGGCAAATACATCGCCTCATACGATCGTCGTATCTCTTTCCCGGTCGGCGCGCATCTCTACTACGAGGGGCAGATCTGTGCTGTGACGCGCGCCATTAGCGGATATAAGGCTCCAGCCCCGGAAATATATTGGGAGGAGTCCTCCGACCCGAACGTATTGGTAACACACACACCGCTATACTCTCAGTTCAAAACCTATTATCCGGGCGATCTGGTCGCTTACAACGGGCTTTGCTATCTGTGTCTCGTTGAAAATGGCTACGATTTCGGGAATATCCGACAGCCGATGGTTGCAGGCTGGTTGGAAGTCATTCCGGAGCCGTGGGTGCCGAGAGAATACGGTTTATGGGAAGTAGCGGAGTATAACGGGGCGTTCTATGCCGTTACTGCCATTGATGGGTTCGATACGAATCTCACGCCGGCCGATTCGCAAAACTGGGGTGAGATTGCCGATTACAACCCGGAGTATAATAGTTACGAACTCTCCGACCATGAATATGTCATCTACGATGGACGGGTATGGTACCCGGAGATCGATGTCAATTCGGACGAACCGCAGATGGGCGTGAATCTCGTCGTACGCGACCCGCGCAACTACAATCTCAAGAAACACATGGTGCGGCTGGCAATCTATGAGCTGACGAAACTCATAGCTCCGAACAATGTCAGCGTCACGCGGGTCAAGGACCATGAGGATTCGATGAAATGGCTGTACGATGCCTCGAAACTGAGGATCAACCCCCAGATCCCGCGCAAGATTGCCGAAGACAAGCACGAGGTTATGGATTGGCAGATGGCCACATTTCAGGCTGATTATGACCCGTGGAAAAATCCGTGGCTGACATGACGGGGAGGGGATTATGGTAAAGAAAGGCCGATGTGATTCATCAGGTCTTTTTTTATGTGTATTTTTGCTGAAAATAAAATAGTAGATTATGAAAGAAAGTATTAAGTGGATTGTTACGGTGGGATTATCGGGAATACTTGTTCCTGTCGTTCAATATCTGTTCAATCTCATTCCATGGGCTAAGTTCGTTGAACTAAAAAACTGGACATGGCTGGTTGCTCCTCGGTTCAGTATATTGTGGCTGGTTATATTTGCAACGATTTTTATGTTGTTCGTTCGTTTGACGAAAAAAATGTTCAGCAAAACCAAGGAAGAGCAATTAAAGCAGTTCAACTCATGGAACATTGACGAAGATGGATTGAAAATCACATGGAATGTGGGTGTTAAGGACTATTCTGGAAATCCGTTCGCGTATAACATTCAGATATTCTGCACTAAGCACGGTGAAATACCCGTCAGAATGCTCAATGGGCGCTGTCCGCATATTGATTGCCCGAATCACCAAAAACCGACATTTGAATATCTTGTCAAAAATGATATCGAGTCTATGTTGTTATATGTGCAGGATAAGCTAAAAAATGGATCATCCAAGTAACTTTTAGCAGTCTATTATATTCCGCGTCTGGTAACTGCATTTGTAAAAGCACAATTAAATCCGTCTGTAATCGTTTGACATAGGATTATTTGCTATTAGTTCATCTTAATTGTGATTGATTTAATTGTTTCCTTAAATAACTAATAACCAAATAATTTGTATTTTTACACCATCTATCAAACATCGTATACGCAATGGCACAAAGACAAACGAACATGACCAAGGCCGACATGGTAAATGAGATTGCCAACCGTACGGGCCTGAGCAAGGCGGAAATTAAAACTATCATCGAGGAATTCCTGCAGCTTATCAAAGAGTCGATTCTGGCTGGTATGTCCATCCAGTTACGCGGATTCGGTACGTTCTTCCGTAAAAAGAAGGCGTCCAAAAAAGCACGTAATATCAGCAAAGGAACGACGATAGATATTCCTGCCCATGAGGCGCCTGCCTATAAAGCTTCGAAGGAGTTTGCCTCTGCGGTTAAAGCGCAGTAATTATGGCTATAATTGGGGAGCAGATAATCTTACGAAAACGCCGCAGTAATGGCGAGCCGCAACCGAATCGGATCCGGCTCGATAAACTTCAAGCGGGAGACGAACTGATCGTCGAAATCGTCGTCGATAAGAAAAACGATGTCCGACATTGGTTTCACTTCCTACCTGAGATGCTGGAGAAGCGGCAGAGCATATCGTTTCGGGCATCTAACGGAGAGGTATATTGGCTATCCGGACTGCACCCGAAGCCGATGTTGGAATCGATGGCGCGAAGATTATTGCCGGCACCGGAGCCTAAGCGTCGGGGACGGAAGCCAACGACTGCCAAACCGATAAAAATGACTGATCCGAATTGGCGAAAACGCAAGTGCGGGCCGAAAGTCATGAAGGTTCTGATATTCGCCCCTGATGGATATTTAATGGCGATTTGCCGGGCAACGGAACAAGCGGCACGCCTGACAAACATTCGGTCGGAGGCTATCGCTAAATTATGCAAAACCAAACGTCAGTCTTTCGATACCGGTCTGTCGTTCCGACATTGGTGGCGTAAAATGCAGAAGGTCGATATTACGGACTTCACGTTGACGGTCGCACAATACGATGAAATGTGCAAACGAAGACCCTCCGACGAACAACCTTCTGAATAGAAAACAAAAAAGGCGTGAATTGATTCACGCCTTTTTCATATAGTTCCGCCTTATTTGCTGGCTTCAACCGATGCCTTTCTAAAATCCTTCATCAGCTTCATCAGCTCCAACGCGGCCTTACGTGCGCGGGTACCGGCCGCTTTGTTATTTTTCTCTACCTGAGCTTTCGCATTCTCAGTAAACAGGGCGATCTGCTCGTCGATGTTTTTCAGTAATTCTTCCATGTTCGTTTGTTGCCTTGATATGTGTTTGTAATTGTTTAAGTATAGGGCAAATATAGCGAAATATGTTTAATCTGAAAACTCTTCGCACAGTTCGGTGATGATCTCACTCTCATTTTGGTTCTTCCAGTAGAACTTGTAAATGGTTATAACGCTGTTCCCACAGTGTTCCGCAACGACTCCCGGCGGACACTTCTTATCGACCATCATCGTGATGTAAGTACCACGCGCCGAATACCATGTAATCTCTTCGTCGAAACCCAGAATGCTCACGATCCGACGTAGGGCTGTATTGACCTCGCCACAAATATAGGTCATGCGGTTTTTCTTTTTGGCGTGCGTATCGTGCTGCTTGCCGAAGATCGGCAGTACATAATCCGCATAACAGCGGTCGCGGTATTTGGCAGCGATCTTTTCGGCTCGGGGAACGAAAGGCGGTCTGGCCTTTTTAGGGGTTTTGATGCGTTCGTAGGTGATTTTCCGTTTCCTCATATCGATGCACGGCCAAGTCAGATAGGCTGCATCGATCGGCGCGATGCCTCCGCAATAAAAACAGAACAGGAACAAATCCAGATAATAACTTTCGGCCTCAGAGATCAAACTGCGGTCCATAGATTCCATAGCCTTCAGCAGCGTGAACGAAATCGTACTGGGAACGGTCTCCACTTCGCGGAACTTCTCGTTCGTGCAGATGAACACATCCACATCGGCGCCGGGAATGCCCTTTTTCTCGGCTTTCTTGACCACCTGATAGAGCGAGTGCAACTTTGCGCGCAAACCGCCGCGGTTGCCTCGCTTCGCCCCCTCGGATTCGATGAAAAACACATAATCTTTAAGGAATTGTTCGGTGATGTCCGTGAAATGCAGGTTGGAAAACGCCCGGTCGTATTTCGTTTTGACGAACCGTGTCAGGAAATCAAGGACACGCTCGTTGGTCTTAGCATAAGAATCACAAGGAACTTCATGTCCGTTCTTCATCTTTTTGGTCTCGCGAATGTCGTCGATCCATTTCCGGTAAACTTGTTCTACGGTAGGGACAACTGTTTCGCGGAGCATGACCTCACGCGGCTTGTCGTAATAGTGGGATAATTCCTGCGGAGTCCAGCGGATTTTCTGATCTTCCCACGCATTGCCGATCTGGTAATATTTATTGAGAGTGGACGAGAGCAGGGCATTATTGGCCGCCGCATTTTCAGTCTTGGGCTTGAACCGTTGCTGGCTCTGATCCCAATTTTTGTAGAGTCCTGTAACGGATAGGACTTTGGAAACTCGGTTGAACCCCGGCCGATAGATGACCATTTTGATTTTCACGAAGTCCGGACGGTTCTTATCCGGCTTGCCTTTGAGTGTGAGTGTAAACATAGCGCACTGTCTGTTAGTTTGTTAGACTTTTTGGTCGTAGGTTACAACCAAGGCTACATAAGAATAGCCTGTGCGCCAACGCGAACGTTTATAAAATCATGCAAATTCTATAAGTCTTTTTGCCGTAAACACCTTAATAACAATTAAATATAATTAGCATCACTTAATACTAACACGGTACATCAAGGTTTTAGATAAAACTCTTGGCGTCACTAACTTACAGAACCTGTGCTTGTCTGCATCCAATTACCTGTGTTTCATATATAAAACATATTAAATGAATATGTATAAATCCTATTATTTTATGCCATTCACCGCTTGATTAACTACTTATATTATCTATGGTATCAGATGATGGCAAGTCACTATTGACACCGTTACGATAATCATTATTCAGAACTTTTACTATACTTATAAATAAACTTCGCATTTTTCGTCCTAATAGCGGTGACCCGACATATACAACCTCGTTATTTGAATCCAACAAAAAGGCATTATATTCCTTATTTATAGGTAAAAGATTATTTTCTTCAAACTCCCCCTCCTTATCGCATAATACAGGAAATATAAAATGCTCTGAATTTAAACTATGAAAAAACAAAGAGTCGTATCTATTCGCCTTAATAATAAAGACTATTTCAAGTGAGGGTCCCACTAATTCTACACTATCTATTATTTTCCCCCAATGATGCAAGCCTTTTAATGAACATGGCGCACATGTTCCACTACTATAATATACAACAAGTTTAGGTGCTAAATTTTCTATGTTTATTACCGTATCACGACCTTCTATTTTCCATGTCGCATGACCAGGTAAAATAAGATTTTGGCCATAAATATCTCTTAAATTTTTTGTTTTTCTATTTTTCAAATCACATGAAAAACCAACAAAAAGCAATAAAAATACAACTAATATATTCCTTATCATCTTCCAATCTACTTGATTTATACAAAATAACCCAATACAATTATAATAATTTTCACATAAACAAACAATAAATACATTATTTTTTATTATAAAATAATTACAATCTGAAGGAAAACCTCTTTCCCGCACGACAAGCCGCAACCTGCACCAAATCGGATAGCCTTGTCGCCGGCAGCCGATCAAAAGCGGCAGACGTATTCCCTGCAAAATTTTCCCTTGTCCCGACTGCGTCCCGAATATTTTCGCGTGATAAAACATGAATAAATTTACTTTTATCCCCGACTTATTCATACCTTTGCCCCGCAGGTCCGCTCCATCGCCGCCTGGCAACAGGGGGAGGAAAGTCCGGGCAACGCAGAGCGCCACGCAAGCTAACGGCTTGATATCCGTGAGGGTATAGCAAGTGTAACAGAAAATAACCGCCCCGCAGGGGTAAGGGTGAAAAGGCGGGGTAAGAGCCCACCGCGAAGGTAGCGATACGCTTCGGACAGTACATCTCGTGGGTTGCAAGACCAT